AAAAATACCCTTCGTATATAGTATAACACCCTTTTTATTATATAGACCCTTTGAAATCATAAGAAATTACTTAAATGAAGAGAAGTGTAATGTTAAAATGATTGGTTCTGGAAGAAATAACGATTATGCTCATGATGGATTTTCGCATTATGCAGGGGATGATGCTATTATTCTTAAAAATTTTCAAAATATTAATTGCTTTTGGCCAGAAGATAACGATTTTTTGGTAAATGATATAATAGAATCTTATAAAATAAATGGACCTTGTTATATCAATTTAAAAAGATGAAAGCGTTGGTAATATGTCCAACTATAGGTAGGGTTCCTTACCTAAACAGAATGCTTTCATCTTTCACGAATCAAACTTACGATGATAAACATTTGGTCGTAGTTAATGATGACAAACATATTCAAATCTGTTGTGATAGATCGGATGTTACAGTCATAAATTGTAACAAGAGGATGACGATATCTGATAAAAGAAATATAGCAATCTTAGCCAAAGATGCTGATATAATATTTCCTTTAGATGATGATGATATATTTACCCCGGATAGAATATCTAATCATATGAATCAGTATGATAAAGAAGACATTAACGGATATAGAAATTTAGAATCTTATATAATTTACGGTGATGTTTTTAAAAAATCGAATTCTTGTCCACACAACGCGATGTCTTTTAAGAAGAGTGAGTGGTTCCGAGTTGGTGGTTACAAAAATGATATCAGAATATATCAAGATATTGAATTACATGATAGTATCACTAAGTTGAAGGTTGAAAGAGATCCAAAGAATAAAGATTTTATATATCATTTTGGTGGAGTTAATTATCATTCATGTTGTTTTACCCCAGATGAACACGAGGCTAAAACAGGAGAAATTGCTTATAAACAATTGGAAAAAATGAATTTACTTTATGGAAAATATTCAATTATTCCAGATGATGAAGAGTATAATAAATGTATGAAATTGAAGAAAATGTTTGACTTTGGGGAAGAAGAGGTTACAATAAAGCATATTTCTGATGGAAAAATAGATATATCGCATTTATTATAATATGTTTGACGCTGTAAATTATCTACTACACGAAAAGAATAAAACCGAATTGGACGCTGATCTGATTCAGGAATTCAATCCACATATAACTACGAAAACCTTTTCATTCTACGATTCTGGTAAGTATTGTAATTATATTAATGATACTTTGAATGTATACTCCAATCTATTCAAGGAAAAGGACGAACAATTCAAATTCTTCGATTCTATCATCCCAAAATTGAAGAGGAGAAAATCGGAGTATATTAAAAGGAAATATAAGGAAGAAGAAAAACCAGAAATTCAGCATATACCAGAATTTATGTCTAAGAGAGAATTGGAATACTATGAACAAGGAAGAAATTAAATCTAAGAGAATCGAATTGAGGACATTAGAATCGGAGGAAAGATCCAAAATATTGCACCCTCATATTGAAAAATATCGCTCATTAGAGAAAAAATTACAAGAAGATTGTGAGGAAAGTGGTCACTATTATCAAATGTGTTACTATAATTGGGGGAGTTTCGATGATAGGAAATACACACATGAACCAATGTTGTGTAAATATTGTCATAAACGCATTTTCGTTCCACACGATGAAGTTGACAATGTAAAAAGACAAAATAAATAAAGTCCTATGCAAAGAGCAATTCACATCGAACGCGAACCAATTTCAATTGATCATGCACCTGTTCAAAAATCACATATCGATCTTTCTGATCGATCTTTACCGAGTGATTTTGGATTAGATGATTATATTTTTTCTCAACTTCTCGATGATATTATTCTAGTTGAATATGCTGATATTGTTATGGACGAAGCTGCTGGTGATTACATCCTAAGAAAGGGTATTGCCATTCCAGTCAATCAGATTCACAATGCTTGGAGGAAGGGTAAAGTTGTTTTGACTGGTCCTCAAGTTCGTTGGGTTAATGTTGGTGACATTGTAGTTTTCCCAAACAATATGGGAATCCCAATTACCAATCTAGAAGTAGAGGGTCATGGGACTATGAAGAACGGTCTATTCCTTAATGAGCAAAGATTGTTTGGTATTTGTAAAGCTAAATAATTGAATGGCGAAGCGTTCTACCAAATACAGATATGAAAGAATTTGGCAGGACTCTAAAGGAAATCTTCGGGATGCTTGGGGTCGATTCTTAAAAAGTTGGCAAGAGATTGATGGTTACAAGGAAGAAGAGAATTATCAATCTCAAATTAAACAATCTGATAGACAAATTCAAAGAGTTGAATTGAAAAATCTTCTTAAAGAAAATGTGTGTGAGATTGTTTTTGTTCGTAGAAGACCAGAAAGAGCACCGGGAAGGCCCGAGGTTAGAAGAATGTTATGCACAATATGCGACAGGATTCAAAAATCACATAGAGGAACACATTCTATAGGATATCACGATCCCAAAACTAGCAGACGACTCGATGAAGCCAAACATAATATCGTTGTTGTATGGGATGTCATACAACAAGCTTATCGAAATGTGAGTATGGATACGTGCTACCTAAGACAGACAATACCCGGAGACGAAACATTTTGGAAATACTATGATAAGGTATTTGCACCAATGTCTTTTGGGCAAAGATCGCAATGGATAGACTCTATAACTTGATTAATTTTTTAATTGTTATAAGTAACATCATGATTAAACTGGAGAATGATCTTAAAGATATCGTGTTAAAAAGTGTAGATTTTCAAATAGACGGGAAATCGATTAAAAAAGGTAAGGTTAAGGTTTTTAATACGAAACAATTCTTCATACGATTTAAATTAGAGAATGAAGATAAGACTATAGAGTATGATTTACCTTATCCGTTCAGAGTTGTTAAGAATCCCAAAGGTTATTTGTTTGATTATTCGTTGTCAGCATTTTGTCCTAGAACAGAAGAATTATACTGGAAGATGAAACTTATGAATAAATCAGAAGCTTCCAGACTGCACGACAATTATCTCCATGTAATCACTTTATCTGCTTGACTTTTGGTATCTTTGTGAGTATAATTTTAGTAGATGACCAACCTAATTTTAAATTTTCCAGAGGGATATTCTCCAAACAAATCCCAAACAACCATTCTAAAAAAGATAGATAAGGCTTTTTCGGATGGTAAAAAATATGTTATCGTAAACGCCCCAACAGGTTGTTTGGCTGGAGATACGCAAATTATACTGAATAATAGCGGTAATTCCAAGAGATATTCCATTAAGGATATATATAGGCATTTTCATGGACGATCCCACCACACCATCTTACACGGGATCTGCCAATGTGGGTGCGGTGGACAAACCATCAACAAAAAGGCTCAATTCATAAAAGGACACTTTGGGAGAAATAGAAAATGGAAAAGATCTCCAAAGATAAGGTCGCTAATGGGTGATATATTAGGGAATCAATATATAGAGAATGTAATATTTTCTGGGGTTAAAGAGGTTTACGAAATAAAATTGGAAAATGATATGAACCTGAAAGGAACAGCATGTCACCCAATATTAACAACGGTGGGGTATGTTAGAATAGATGAGTTAACAACCGATCATATAGTAGTAACAGATCCAGTATATAATCCACCGAAAAAAAAATCCAAACAGATTAAAGTTTATGATAATCATGTCAGCGGATTGACATATCATCCATTTGGTAGATTGGTCAAAACAAAAAAATATTATAATGGATTTACATATAGAGTCCCGGCCCATATATTGACCATGGAGGCCAAATTAAATAATTTAGATATTTCAGAATTGAAAAAACGATGCAAAAATAATAATATCGAAGGATTAAACTTTATAGATCCAAGAATATATCACGTTCACCATATTGATCACGATCATTATAACAATAATCCTAGTAATTTACAATTAATGACAAAGAGGGACCACTGTGAATATCACGGATTGAATGGCAACGTGCATAATTTTGAGTATTTTACCCCAACCGAGTCGAGATTTTCATCTAGAAAATATATTGGTTTAGAGGAAACTTTTGACATACAGTGTCCTGATCCACATCATAATTTTGTGGCTAATGGAATAATTGTTCACAATTCAGGGAAATCATTCCTAGCCCCAACTTTGGCCAATTCCACTAAAGATATTCCACAGGCATTCAAAGATGCTGTCGATGATTATACGTTATTTGGTGAAGACGGCGCGAGTTTAGTCCCAGAAGAATCATTTGGGTGTTACGCCTTAACAATCACCAAGGCTCTACAAGATCAATATAAAAATACATTCGATTATACAGGAATTCTGAAGGGACAGAGTAACTATCAGTGTAAAGTTGATGAGGAGATGACAGTAGATGTTGCTCCTTGTATCTACGTTAAAGGAATGAAAAACGATTGTTGGAAAGCTAACAAATGCCCGTATTATAATCAAAGAAATAAGATGTTGAAGAGTAAATTCACAGCGTTGAATTATAGTATGTTCTTCTCTCTACCAGAACATTTGAAGAAGAGAGAAATCTTGGTCTGTGACGAAGGATCGGAGTTGGAGGAACAACTAGTCTCACAATTCACATGTGAAGTAGATATCCCCTTTCTCATGAAGACCAACACATCTGTTTCTTCATTTCCAGTAGAAGAAAAGCCTGCTAAAGTTGTAAATTGGTTATCTGAACTTCTTAGAAACGTTTCAACTAATGTAGAATCATATAAGGAATACTTTAAAGAAGGTAAGAATGATCCAATGGAATTCAATAAAAAGAAGGGCGAATATTCTAAGTTATTGAATCTACAATCTAGTTTAGATATTCTCATTGGGACTTATTATGACTCAGAATATCTAATTGAAAGAATAGATAAAAAAATTAGATTTATACCTTTAAAGGTTGATAAGCTTTCAAGCTTTTTGTTCGATCACGCTGATCGTGTTGTTATCATGTCGGCTACAATCATTGATCCTTATAATTTCTGTAAAAATTTGGGGATAACTGATTACGAATATATTGAGGTTGATTCTGCTTTTGATGCTGAAAAGGCACCGATCTACATCCTAGCTTCACAGAAATTAAATTTCAAAAATATGGATCAAATGCTTCCAAAAATCGCTAAACAGGTTTCTGAACTATTGGAAGAGCATAAGGATGAAAAAGGAATCATCCACACTCACACTCAATTCATAACTGACTATATCAGAAACAACGTGAAGTCTTCTCGTTTGCTCTGTAGAGAAGGTGGAGTTCGTAATGAGGAACTTTTGGACATACATGAGCGAAGTAAAGAACCTACTGTCCTAGTGAGTCCTAGTATGACTTATGGAGTCGATTTAAAGGGTGATCTTGGAAAATTTCAAATTCTTTTGAAGGCACCTTGGCTACCTACTAAGGATATCCGTGTTGAGAGATTGATGAAGATTGATAAAGATTGGTATTCCAATGCTATGTTAAAAACATTGATTCAAGCGTGTGGTCGCGGAGTTAGATCTTTGGATGATGAATGTGTGACGTATATTTTAGATGGAAGTATTTTTGACGCTGTTCATAGAAATAAGAAGAAGCTGCCGAAGTTTTTCATAGATAGATTTCAGTAACTAAATATGATTAGTGCATAACTATTCTTATTTTCGAGAGGCTTATAACATGATGTCGCAATTTGTAGCGGCATTTGATGGAATGTTTTTATATAGATATGATAAAAACGGTATTCCGAAAGAAAAAATAAATGTTAGATATATCAATGGTTCTAAACAAAGAGCCCTTTTCGATATAGTAAATCCAGCTAAGAATATAACTTTACCTGCGATTTCGATCAATAGAAAGAATCTAAAGCGCGATTCAGACAGAGTTCAGCATAAGGATCAACATATGTATCGTCATCATGTTAATTCTAAAAATGTTGCCAAGATCCCTATGCCGATACCTGTATCTTGTGATATAGATGTTTCAATAATTGCTCATTATAAAGAGGATATAGATCAAATCGTATCGAATATTATACCCTATTGCAATCCATATTTTATAATCTCTTGGAAAGTTCCAGAAGAATTCGGGATGGATTTTGATGATGAATTGAGATCAGAAGTATCTTGGTCTGGTTCTTTTGATTACGAAGAACCTATTGAAGTTGATAAAGCAGAAAAGCATAGAATCATTGCGAATACATCATTTACTATAAAGGGCTGGATCTTTCCAGCTTTGGAGACAACAGTTGCTCCGATTTATGTCGTTAATAATACATTCTCAGCCGTTGGATCTGGAGATGATATTCAAATGTATAATGCATATTCTACATTATCTGGATTAGAATATACGACAAGTGAAATGATCACCATTTCTGCAATTCCAGAAATAACAAACGTATTCTATAATGGCATTCCTATATTTGAAGATTCTAGATTGCCTATGTGGGTAGATAGCAAATTTTCCTTCTTGGGTAAAAGATTTTCATATAATACCAATTGGTATTTAAGTGCTAACTCACGCGTCAATGATTTAGTTTTTGAAGAAATTAAAACTTTAAAACATCCCACAATATCAGCTTATCGTATTCCAGACAAAGATATTATTTCAATATCTGACAATATAGTTTCTCTAAGTGTTTCTGCCAATTCTTTGTCTGGATTTGATAAATTTAACTTCATTGTTTCTAATGAGATTGGGTGGGGTGGTGTTAAAGATAGTTTTTTTTTAGACTCTGATCCAAAAAATGTATTCGTGGCACCTGATATGTATAATATATTCTTAGATCCAACAGGTATTTATACATTTATTGCTTATTAGTATCTAATAGACATAAATAACTTTATGTCAGATATTGTAGTAAAAGATCACATCTATAACTTTATGAAAAGTCAGAATGTTGTAGAGGCGCAACATTCAATCAATACTGTAGATAAATCTGAATTGACTCAGATCGAAACAAAGGTAGATAATTTAGAATTGGACTATGATATAAACAAACCGAAATGGGACAATACATCTACCCTAGTCCAAAATAACAGTGCGAATTGGTTAGGTGCTTCGAGTGATAATGTCGTCATAGCTAATAGTGCGAATTGGAGTAATGCGTATACCACAGTTCAATCAAACAGTGCTAATTGGTCTGAAAATAATTTTTCTATATATATCAATGTTAAAGATTATGGAGCTACTGGTAACGGGATAACTAACGATTACCCGAATATCCGAACAGCTTTTAGTCAATTAACAGCTAATGGAGGTGGAGTTTTGTATTTCCCTACAGGAAAATATATACTCAATCAGGCTATAGAAATCATCAACTCAGATATACCCATATTAATAATGGGAGATGGAGAAGCTAGTAAGATCATATCTTCAGTTGGTTTATCTTCTACAAACACTGGAAATTATCCGATGATATTGGGGAGTTATTCTTCCAATATCGAAATTAGAAATCTAACATTAGATGGTATTGGTTCGTTACAATCAATACCATCTTCTGGTGGAATACCTCTCTATTTTAATAGAGCAAAAAATAAATGTTTTTCTTTTCAGTATTGTAAAAATATAAAAATAACAAATTCATTCATTTTAAACACACAAACCACAAACGAATTCATTGTATGTAGTTCAGTTGATGTCATGTCTACTGTTTTTAAAAACGCATCCTATAGGTATCCCCTTAGTGGATTATTGGGTCAATTTACTGGAATATACTATCCAGATGATCCTGGTAGAGAGATATATGCTTCCGGCGCATCCTTGATCGGTATGAATACTTGCATGGATGTCAAATTCAAAGATTGTTATTTTGAAAATTGGCAATACGATGCGATAGCGCACACCATATACGATACTCAACCAGCGAAAAATTTTGAAGTTGATAATTGCACATTCTATAACATATCTAGTAGTGTATTCGCTATAGAATGTTATCAGGCTAATACAAATCCATTAAGTGGGGAATTATTACGAAATCAAAAATACATAAACAACATCTTTATAAATTCACCTCATAGTATCTATAGTGGTGGATGTGGCATATCTAGTGCTGCTAAAGGTGTTCAAGTATCTAATAATACTTGGTTGGATTATTCTTTAAGTGGAACAGATTCTTGGAGGATAGGATTAGAATTGAATGGTAGTGATATGTTAATTTCGAATAATATATTCAACAACTCTCAATTACACTTAAACAACAATATAAGACAATATTCCGAGGAGGGATTAGTAAATGCTAATATTGTAGTCATGGGAAATATATTAAATTCTAATAGAAATACTGCTGGTGGTAATGGAACAATTGTGATAAATTCTAGCCCAGCTACAGGAAACAATGTTAAAATTTCTGATAATATATTTACATATTTGTCAGGTATGTCTTATAGAGGGTTAAACATCAGTAATGTTTCTAATGTTATTGTACACAACAATATTTTCAAAAAAACAGAAACCCCCAATGTTGATGATTCTGGTATAGCTATAGAGATGAAAAATGTTAGTGATGTTAGAATAACTAATAACAATATCCAAAATTTTGGAATTGGTTTATCACTACCACCATCTAGTCCTTTTAAATCTAGAAACTTTTACATCAAAGATAATCTGCTGAAAAATAGTGGAGCATCTTATATCGGAGAGCAAAATATACAATATAACCAATTAAATGGTTTAGGACCAAACAATAGTATAGTACATTACAACATACAGTCATTATCGTCATTATCTTTATCATCTTACTCTTCTGTAAATATCAATGATATTTTTGTGAGAATGACTGGTGTTTTTCCAAGGTCTAAATTTATAATATCGAGTATATCAAACCCAGTGAAATTATCTCAGACTTTGACATATGAAAATGTCGTCTACACTCTTTCATCTTTCGATATTATATATAATGCATCAAATGATTTTGGAATCGGGGAAAATGGAACAGCCAATAAATTTCATCAATACGACGAAGAATCTATGTTTGGTGAAAATAATTTGAATTTTTCATTGACAGCTAAGAATGTAATTCTCACAGAAAATTACTCAACTTATGATGTGGGTGCTATTTCTGAAATGATTGTAATAAAATCAGAGTCTTACAGTGAAAGTTCTAAGTATCTTTTACCTAAAAACAGCATAATAAAGTCAATAGTGGCTAACGTTTCTTTACCTTCGGATGGTCCAACCTCTTATAATATAGGGAACTCTACGTCATCGTTCAGATTTCTCAGTGCTTTAAATAACACCAGAAACTCTAATTCTATTGGATTTTTACACATTCCAAATAATATGGTTCAATTAAACGATGAAAAAATAAGAATAACACCAAACACAACACCTTTATCGGCAGGTGCGATTAACGTCACTGTATATTATGAAATGTTCAGTGCTCCCAAAGATTGATTGTGATTTGTCATTTAATAGTTAAATACTCATATGGCAGGTTTGATGAACAATCCAAATAATCGCACAAATATTTCTAGAGATGGGAAATCATCGACATATGATAGATCGACATATGATAGATCGATGACTTCATATTTGAAGAATCGATTACCATATAATTATAATGTTTTAGATTCTGATGAGTCTAAAAATCCAAAATATAAGTATTTCCAACATGTCGGGATGCGCCGTCCAGAGGCGATTGCGAAAAATTCTGTAACTCTAAGCAACGATTATAATAATACAGCTTTCTCTGCTATTGAGCAAGATAAGAGTTTCTCGAATATCATGTATGCTACGGCGTCTGAGGATAAACCGGGACGTATGCGCGATTATCGAACCATGGCTGCGTTCTCAGAAATTGCCGATGCTTTGGATGAAATTTGCGATGAGACGATAAATCCTGATGAAAACGATAACATTGTAAAATTAAAATTCAAAAATTCAGAAATTGAATCCGATAAAAAGGAAGAGATTATGAAAGAATTTGAAAAATATATGGAGCATTATGATCTCCATAATAATGGTTGGCAATATTTTAGACAATTTTTAATTGAAGGAGAACTGTATTTTGAACAGATTATTCATGAAGATTATGTAAACGAAGGGGTTCTTGGAGTTATCAATATCCCTTCTGATTTGATCGATCCAGTTTATGGAAATATACAGAATATGTTGGTTAAAGGATTTCTTTACCAAAAGCCTATTTTCGATAAAAATGATCCTAGAAAAGTAGAAAAATATGAACCAATTCCTTATGAGGAAAATCAAGTAGTTTATATCAATAACTCTTCATATAATGACACTAAGGAGTTTATTGTTCCATTTATTGAAAACGCTAGACGAGCATATCGTCAGTTATCCATGATGGAGGATGCTATTGTCATCCATAGAATGGTCCATGCTCCTTTACGATTTGTTTTTAATGTAGACGTTGGTAGATTACCTGTTCCACAAGCAGAAGCATATCTTAGAAAACTACAAGCACAATACTGGTCTACTAAAACATTTGATGCCGATCAGGGAGATATTGTTAAGAAATATAGTCCTCAATCAACCCTAGATTCTTATTGGTTTGCTAAAAGACAAGGGACAGAACCTACAACTGTTCAAGAAATCGGTGGACAATCAGGTGATGATCAAATGGAAGGGTTGTATTTCTTCATCAAGAAACTTTATCGTTCTTTGAAAACACCAACCTCTCGTTTAGATCCAGACGACTCGTTTCGAGATGGTACAGACATTCTACGTGAAGAATTGAAATTTGCAAGGATGATCATGCGTCAACAGCAAAAATTCGCCTCTGGTCTAAAAAGAGGATTCATCACGCATCTTAAACTACGTAAAATGTTTAAGGAGTATGATTTAACTGAGCAAAATATAAATGTTATTTTCAATCCTCCATCTAATTTCTATGAACTTAGAAATAACCAAAAGATGGAATTAAAGATCAACTCTTTCAGTAATATGATTTCTAGTGGAAAAATAGCCACTGCTTTCGCTATGAAAAAGGCTCTTGGATTTACTGATAAAGAAATCTTAGCTAATAACGAATTCCTTCGTTTACAAATGGCCTTAGAATGGGAATTGAATATGTTATTAAATATGGGTCCAGACTTTAAGAATCAACTATTACAACAAGCCCAAGCTGGAGCACCAGCAGAAGGTGGTGATATGGGTGGAGGAGCACCACCTATGGGTGGAGGTGGAATGCCACCTGATATGGGTGGAGGAATGGACATAGGTGGAGGTGAAGAACCACCTCCTAATGCGGGAAATCCACCAGAATTACCTATAGTTGGTGAAGAACCACAAGCTTAATCACAGAAACTCACACAGTTAAACGCTGAACTATAATAATACCCAGTATAATTATTAGCTGTCAAATTAATTGTTGTGGATGGTGTATTACACTTATAAAAATAATTTTTAGATCCATTATTAGATGTTACAGACGCATATTGGGTAGATTGACCCCATAAAATAAATTCATTTGCAGAATTTCGATAATACCCAGTTGAATTATTAGAACTGAGATTTGTTGTAGTTGAGGGAATTCCACAAGAAATCGCATAATATTGTGTTCCATTATTATCAGTCAGAGCCATGAAAATATTTAATTGATTAAATAGTTTTATGTCAGAATTGTGTAATGTTCAACCAATATCAGCCTTTATGAGCACAAATCTATCTTCTAAGATAGAGTGTTTTCAAGCTTTGGGTGCTAGAATTTTGAGAATGTTGGGTCATCCAATGATTAATGTTGAACTCCATCCTGATCAATTATACGACTCTATTAGCATGGCTTGTGAATTTTTTACACAATATGCTGGGTATACAAAGGAGTATTTGATATTTGATAGCAATCTATATGATAAAAATAAAGGTCTTAGATTGGACCATCTTTTCACAGTCGCTAATACAGGATTTACTTTATCAGAAAAATTAAATGAGGTCAAAAAATCCAATCCAGATTATAATGTTACCTTAAGAGAAAATTTATACATTCTCACATCAGCCATACCCAGTTCATATTTCGTGTCAAGTTCTACCTTAAGTTCTTCTATCCCATCTGATGGTTTACCAGCAATGCAGGTAATGGAGGAATCTACATATTCACAATTGACAGCATTTAAATCATCTTTAAGTTCATTATTCATTGTATCACCAAAAAAACCTTTCACGGTTCAATGTGAAGAAGTTGAAAATGTGGTAAAATACAACAACATGTTTGATTACGATGTTATGGATTATCGAAAAGTCGTTGATGTAATTGATTTCGTGGAAGGAAGTTCTAGTGGTGTCAATACATTGTTTTCTATGGAACAAACTATGGCACAGCAAACATATTATTCTTACGCTATGGGTAATTTCGGATTTGATTTATTATCATGGCATACTGTAAAAGACTGGCAAGATACTAGAGAAAAACTCTTAGCTATAAAAAGAGATATACATTTCGATCCAAGAACACAATACTTGAGACTTATGCCACAACCAAAATCAAATAGATTTTATGGAGTCTTGGAATGTTATGTTGAACGCCCACTGAAAGATATTGTAAAAGAAAAATGGGTTCTCGATTATGCCACAGCATTGTCTAAAATTATGTGGGGTCGTATACTAACACACATAACAGGGGTGACTTTATTGGGTGGTGGGACTTTAAATGGTGAATCTGTTTTACAAGAAGGTGTTTCTGAAAAACAAGCATTGGAAGAATTTCTCATTGAGGGTGGTCACACTAGCGCACCTCCGATGATGTTTGTTGGATAATTGACAAAATATTCCATTTGACTAAATAATCTCGAATGAAATTATTTGGCGAAGAAGTTAACCATACTTCAACAAATTCTCCACTAAACATCATACAGGTTGAAAATTTTGAAGAAATTTTCTTTGGTGTTTTTGAGGTTGAACTAAATGAACAGAAATATCCACTAGAAAAAATCTCTGATTATAAGGGACATCCAGTGGTTCAAATTCCTATCATTGTTGAAGGAGAGGAAGTATTATATCCATTTGTCCTCATCAAAGGACAATCCGAGATTCTGTTCAATGAGTCAAATATTGAATTACCTATAGACCACGAAGATTTTGTTTTGGAAACTGATAATATAGATGAAGATACACTATCTGAATCTAAACAGGAAATTTTAGAACAAATAGAGAGAGCTAAAGAGGAAGCTAGAAAGGCTATAAAAAGAGCCAAGATCTTGGAAGCTAATGAACTTTCATCCGAATCCAAGAAAAACAATAAGCTTCTTAAAAATGTCTTAGAGAAAGCTAGGGAGAGTTTGGTTAGTGAATTTACCAATATTTCTGATAAACTAAAGGGTGAGATATTAAAGGAATATAGCAACAATTATTATGAACTAAAAGACGGGTTTGATAATAGAGCTTCTGATATTAAGGAAGATTTGAAGCTTGAATTAAAAAAGGACTTCAAAAATGCTTCATTGATTTTTGACACAAAAATCAAATCTCTCATCAAAAGGCTATACAACGAAAGCGTTTATCCGAAATTGGAAAAGGATTTAAATGAAATTGCCTTACAAATAGTCGAGAAAGTTTCTTCTATAGAATCAAATTTGGAAGGAAAATTGGGAAGCAAAGCTGAAAAAACTTTAGTGGAAGGTGTTTCTAAAGAATTATCAGTTATTCAAAAGGCTAATATTGAACTCAATGATAGTATCAATAAAGGTGTTAACAAAGCCCTTAGTCGTGCTGGCAATGTCAAAACTTTAGTTGAAAAAATTGATAAAGAAATCAATGAAAAAATTGAGAGTCAATTATCTGATATCGAAAAATATTTTGATGAACGAATCGTAAACATTCAAGAAAAAACATTCGATGTAACAGAGGAATCTAGAAAATATATAATTGATTTGGTTAATAAATCTAAAATGGATTTGTTGGAAGAAATCAAAAAAATTCCTAAAGAAAAGCCTGTCGAATATATTTTAGAATCTAAGAAAAAAGATCCCGAAAAGGTTAATTTAGATAAACTGAAAAAAGAATACGATACCATCATTCATAATAAGTTTGAGAATTATAAAACTGACTTAAGAAAATATATAGCCGTTTATTCTGGTGGTGGTTCGGTGGCTCAACAATTCGCTGATGGTGGGATGATGAATGGAGACTTGACCGTAGTAGGAACAATATCAGCATCTAATTATTTGGGTATTACTGTTGGAGGTGGGGGTTCAGATGTATCCACATTATCAGGAAATTGGCAAAATACTTACACCACAGTTCAATCTAATAGTGCTTCTTGGATTAATCCACCGATGAATTATCTATCGTTGTCTGGTGGAACTGTAACAGGTGGTTTGTCAGTTACTAATAATCTTACAGTAGATTCTAACACATTATTTGTTGATAGTGTTAATAATAGAGTTGGTATAGGCACTACTGCGCCCGCTACAACTTGTCATATTGTAAACACAGATGTTGTTGGTGGAGAAAAGGTGGCGCTTAGAATCACGGGTGGTTTTGGAAGCACTGATTTTTATGGGACTCATTTTTCTATTGCTAACATTAATTTAGTTGGTTCTCAAACACTGTATGTCGGCAGGGGTGGCGGTGGGTTAAGTGTGGGATTTTATGCTGGCAGCAATATAACTTCGAAATTTGCAGTAAATGGAAATGCTGTTATAGGAACAAACTATACGGTGCTACCTGCACCAACGAACGGAGCTATTATAGAAGGTAACGTAGGTATAGGAACTTTCTCGCCCACCAGCAAACTAGACGTTAATGGAACATTCAATGTTTCTGGTAACGCCACTTTGCTCGGGACTACCACGGCCTCAGGCAAGATGACCGCGAATAATCAAGGGTCTAGCGAAGCACTAGGTGAAAATGATCTAGCCACCCGTTTATTAGCTGCTTATGAGATGATGATGTCTGGTAATCAGTTTGGTCAGTTGACATTAGTAAACTCACAAAACCAAGGGTCAGGCGCAAATGCTGGCGTTCACCTACTAGGTATGCATGCTAGCGTAGGAACCGCAGCTAATAGCTGTGCCTCTGCATACACTTATGATTCATTTCACACGCATAATGGGTTTAGCGGAAACAACCTAAGAAACAATGTCGAGTTAGACGCATTCTTTCATGGAGTTATGTTTCGTGTTGAGTCCACTTCTAACTGGGTCGCACGCATAAACTTTGGTGTAGTTCCTTCAACAGGTGCTATAAGAGTCCCACCCCTTGCGGGAGTTGCAGCGGCTAGTGGCAGACAGTGGGGAGTTGAGTTTTATTATAATGGCGTGAATCATGTAGGTCGGCTGTATTGGTATGATACATCTATGAACTATGGAACACCATTCATAGTCCCAAATCTAACTACTGATAACTGGCCTAACATGGTTTACTCAATCCGTATGCGCCAAACTGCGGCAGGATCATTAGAGATATACATAAATTCACCTACCTCGGCAAATGGAGGAGGTAGATTACCAGCAACCCCCACCTCTACAGTCACGGCAACATGGACTAATATAAACTATGGCGGCAGGCATATCAATTTTGAATTTGCTAGTGCGCTGGCAGCGGGGCTTGGTCCTGGGGGCGGAAGAATACATGCCACTAGAATGTTCTGTAAATACAACTAATCATGATAACTATATTACCTGATAAAACCGAAACAGAAAAACGTCTTATTGAAATCAATGATCAATTAGAACTAGTCATTAACAATATCAAATCTGCTGCATTCAATCTCAATAAAGCAATGGATATATTTTGGGAAACTGAAGACAATCTATTAATCGAGATGATCAATCAAAAAGGACCAGTAGAAATGAATAATATATTCCAAAAACATGCAGAGACAGCCAATGCGATTAATTTTATTCTCAATCAAAGAGGTGTCGATTCCATTGCTTCAATAGGTATGAGGAAACCTGTTGTTTTGGGTGAGGATGGGTTATTTAAAATTGTATATCCTGAAGAAGAACATATTGTTTTACCAGAGGAGAACCCTTAATTAACGAATGATAAATCCATCTCCAAGAAATTGTAAATTTAAGCAGGGTTATTTTCATCCAAAAAATGAGAGTAAATTAATCGGTCAAGATGTTCCGATGTATAGATCTGGTATTGAATTAGAATTCATGAGATGGTTAGATTCGAATGATAATGTTCTAAGATGGAGTAGTGAGGGTGTAACTGTAAAATACTACGATCCTGTAAAAAGGAAAGATCGAACATATTTTACAGATAATTATGTTGAAATCAGAGAAGGTGATAAGATTAAAAAATACCTAATAGAACTCAAATCCGAAAAGGAAACAATCAAACCAGATCCCAGATCTAAGAAGAAAAAATCAGCTTTATTGATTGAACAATCTACTTGGATGACTAATAATGCTAAATGGAAATATGCTATAAAGTTCTGTGAAAAGAATGATATGGAGTTTTTATTGTTAGCTTATACTAAAAAGGATGGATTTTACCCTGTAAAATTAGATTTCTTAATTTAAATGTGTAAATAATAGTATGTTACGATTAAAATTAATGTATCCAGACCAAAACATCTTCGATGGTATGGAAATTGTAGAAGAACAAAATAAACTTGGAACTGGGAGCACTCTATATATTCAAGGACCATACACAGGTGTTGCGAAAAATAAAAACAAACGTGTATATCCAAAAGAAGAATTAGATCGGGATATTTCGAGATACATTAATGAAATGGTTAATACCAATAGATCCATGGGAGAATTGAATCACAGTTGCTCCCTTTCTAGTAGTGATATCTTAACCCAAGATGGATGGAAATCATTGGTTGATGTTAAAGTCGGAGACTTAGTTCCAACTTTAAATAAGAAAACACAAGAAATAGAAATCCATCCAGTCAAGGCCAAGATAAATGAGCCATACAAAGGAAAAATGCTTAGAATCAAGGGTCGTAATATAGATCTTACTGTTACACCGAATCATAGATTTCCTGTAGTTGACCGATATGGGAACACTACATTGGTAGAAATCCAAGATATAGCTGCAAATAGAATGAAATATGATCATTCGTATATACCGAAACACGGAAACTGGGTAGGAGAAAATCCTGAAAAAATTATTATTGATGGTGTTACTACAGTCAATAAAAATATTTTTAAGGAAGATGTATCACAACCATTAGAGATTGATACGAAGGTATTTGTTCAATTTTTGGGTATATGGTTAGCCGAAGGACACACAGCTAATCGCAAAGGAATACGAAAAAACGAATCATATACAGTTGCCATATCACAGAAAAAAGAACCCAACAAAACTCTTATACGAGAAATGTTGGAAAAATTTCCGATTAAATGGAACGAATTCGTTAATAAAGATGGAGCATCGACATTTTACGTTTCTGATATTAGACTTTTTAATTTACTAAATCCATTAGGTAAATGTTATGATAAGTATATACCACATAAATATAAGCAATTATCTGCTCCTCTTTTAGAAGAACTCATATATTGGTTTAATTTGGGTGATGGACGTTTTTCTAAAACTTGCCACAATAAGAATTATATACAAAGAAATGTTTTCACTGTTTCTAGGAAATTGATAGATGATTTACACGAATGCTTAGTTAAGTCTGGTGGGTGTGGTAATATAACCACTATAGATCAAAAAGGTTCTGTCATTCGAGGGAGGGTCATTAAAAAAGAGAACACAGTTCCACTATATCAATTATCTATAGCTACAAGTAAGGGGATTTATTTAACTCCGAGATTTTTAAATATCGAAGAAGTCGAAGTTGACGAAAATATTTACTGTGTGTCGGTAGAAAACGAGACATTTTATATAAGAGAGAATGATAAAGCTTGTTGGTCAGGTAACTCCACCGCTGAAGTAAATCCAGAACGTGCTTGTCATATGGTGACTAAGTTGTATGAGGATAATGGAACTTGGTATGGTAAATCTAAAATTTTATCTGGAGAAGGTCTACCCATAGGTAATTTGGTCAAAGGTTTGATTAATCAGGGTGTATCCCTTGGGGTATCTACTAGATCTTTGGGAACTCTCGAAGAATCAACTGATCATAATATCGTAAGGAATTTGCATATCGTTGCTTGGGATATGGTAGCCGACCCGAGTTTTCCTACAGCATTCGTTAACGGAATTTTGGAATCTCGTGAGTTTGTTATTGGTGATAGTGGAAAATACGAAGAATTCTATTCTCGATTTGATAAGGGTATCTCAAAAATTCCAAGAAAGGATGCAGATTCTTATCTACGCGAACAAGTTATAAAATTTATCAACTCTCTCAATTAAATACTATTATGAGCAATTCTAAGAAAAAAGAACAACCCAAGTGGCTTAGGCATCCTAAATCTCAACAAGAAAAGAAGGAGTTTGGTAAAGCTAAAGAAGAGGGTGTCCCAGTAAGAGGAAAACGCAAACCATCGAATTTAGGAAATTTGTATGACGATAAAGAAATTGGTAGCAATATCAAAAAACAAAATAAATCCAAAAAGCCTTCTAGAGATACTATTCGAAAAGGAGAAGAAGATGAACAATCAGTTTCTAAACAAATGAAGAAAACTGGAAAAGCCACATTCAAAGGACCAAACGTGAAAGAGCGCAAGAAATTCGCCCCAGCATCTAAAATAGAAACCCCTAAAAAAGGTAAAGGTTCTTATAATAGAAAAAACAAGAATGAAGAAGATGAAGAATCTAAATCCTGTTGGAAGGGTTACGTGAAAAAAGGAATGAAAAAGAAAGGTGATAGAAAAGTCCCTAACTGTGTAAAGGAGTCCTATGAGGAAAACGCAACTATACATAGATTTGTTAATTCCGTTCTTTCTAAAAATTATTCTAAAGCTGATGACTATCTTAAAAGGATAGTAGAACAAAAACTAGCTAAAAAAATTAAAGCTGAGTTAAATACACCATTATTTTAATACAAAAGACTAAATATATCTATGAGCCTTAAAAATCTGTTTTCAGAAGATGTTCAAAAGATTCTAACCGAAGAATCTTTGAATGCCATTCAAGAAGCTTTTGATTCCAAAGTTGAACTTGCAGTCGAAGCTGCATTGATTGAACAGGATGATCAATATGCTGATAAACTAAAATCACTTATCACTGTGCTTGATAAAGATCGCACTAAGAAAATGAAGCGTCTGTTTGAAGCCGTTGATAAGAACAATGCATCTAAACTCGTTAAGGTAGTTAAACTTTATGAGCGTAAGATCAATAAGGACTTAGATAAAGGTGCTAAAAATTTCAAAAAACAGATCGTTGAAACTGTAGGACAATTCATTGATGCGTATATCGCTGAAGCTGTCGATGCCCAAGATATTGCCCAAGCTGTTAAAAACAAATCCGCTTATAATGTTCTTGAAAATATGAGAGCAGTTCTAGGTGTCGATGTTGCTATGGTCAATAATTCTATTAAAGGTGCTGTTCTAGATGGTAAAAATAGAATCGATAAACTAGAAGAAGAAAACAACTCACTCAAAGGTAAACTTAATAAGTTAACCGAATCTTATGAAAAGGTTCAAGTCAAATCTCTTCTAGAAGAGAAGACTGCCAAACTTCCAGAAACTAAAAAGAACTTTATCCGTAAAGCTCTAGATGGTAAATCTGTTAAGTTTATCAATGAAAACTTTGATTATACGCTTCGTCTATTTGAGAAACAAGAGAAAGAAAAACTTGCAACTCTTAAAGAAGAAGCAATCAATAATCGGTCTGTCAAGCCCGATGTGGTTCCTAGACAAAAAATTGTAGAAGAATCACTAAATAATAATGATGATAGCCATGGCGACATGTATATCTCAGAGCTTTCCAAAACTTGGGGGACCAAAAAAGTATCCTAAGTCTAAAAATCTCACAACGCTTATGAGGTCACAATGACCTGAACAAATATAGAAAGAAATAAAATTATATGAATAATATTCCACAAACTGGTAATGAAAGCAAAATTCAAGGGCTTGTTAGAAAATGGGCTAAGGTTCTAGATTACGAAAGTAATTCTATCCCAGCCATTCAAAACGAGCATGTCTATAAGACAACTGCGATGCTATTAGAAAACCAAGAAAGATGGTGTATCGAAGAAGCTGGAAATAGTTCCGGTGGTATTTTCGGTGCTGCTGGTAATGTTCAAGCCACACAAGGTTTGGTCAAAGGTGACACCTATGCTACTGGAGATTCCCGTCTTCCTAAGATTCTCATTCCTATGATTCGTCGTACTTTCCCTGAACTTATCTCCAACGAGATTTGCGGTGTTCAACCTATGGGTGGTCCGGTTGGTCTAGCTTTCGCTCTGCGTTATGCTTATCAGTCAACCTTCCTAAATGAAACCGATCACGTTGGTCAAACAAGTGTTGGAACTCGTGGCACAAATCCCGGATTAGGATATGGTGGCAATAGTTCAACTGGATTAGGAGCAAATCCTCTATCCGCTGAACTTGGCTATCAATTACTTGACACTCGTTTCACTGGTGTTAGCTCCGCTGCCTTAACTGGTCACGCTGAGTGGGTATTCAGTTTACAAGATACAGGGGTTGCACAACTACTCGAATACTACGAGAACACTGGTCGCATTCCACAAATCGAAATGAAGTTTGAAAAAACCTCAGTCGAAGCTGGAACTCGCAGACTCGCTACTCGTTGGTCAATCGAACTTGAACAAGATATCAAAAATATGCAAGGCATCGACATCGATGGCGAGCTTACTAATGCAATGTCTTATGAAATTCAAGCCGAAATCGACCGTGAAGTTGTTATGCGTATGATCCAAGCCGCGTTTAACGCTGGTTATGGTGCTGGTATCTCCATCTGGAGTCCAGTAAGTGCCGATGCTCGTTGGACTGCTGAACGTAATCTTACATTCTATCAACGTCTTGTAATCGAAGCTGGTCGTATGGCTGCTCGTAACCGTAGAGGTGCCGCTAACTTTGTTATCGCTACTCCTCGCGTTTGCAGTATCCTCGAAATGCTTCCTGACTTCAAGGTATACGAAATCAATGGCACAGTTTCTACTGCTGGTGTTGGTATCGCTAAAGTTGGTACTGTTGGATCTCGTTTCACCGTTTATCGTGACACTCGTACTGAAACCCAAAACGCTACTCTCTACGGAGACAATGGATATCGTCCAACTCGCTCTGATGCAGTCGAGTATTGCTTGATGGGTTATAAAGGTTCTGAGTATTATGATACTGGTATCATCTATTGCCCTTACATTCCAATCATGGTTCAAAGAGCTATCGATCCTGTTAACTTCACACCTCGCGTTGGTCTAATGACCCGTTATGGTATCGTTAACAACATCTTCGGTGCTAATCTTTATTACCATATTATTGTAGTCAAGGGACTAGGCGTTGCGTTCACCCCCGGAAGTACATCAGTCTACCTCTGATCGATATAATCCGCTGGTAATAAGCGACTTACGAATCAAATTAAAACCAGAGGCACCGAAGAGCCTCTGGTTTTTTCGTGTCTGGAACGATATTTGTTGATATTTTAGGAGCATATGGTTAAATACTCTTATGACAGATATCGACATCAAAGACAAACTTCTAAAAGTATCCAAGGAACAATACAAAGGATCTCTAAGATTTTTTAAACCAAATCTTACTGAATCAATTATTGGAAAAGCAGCATTGGACTATATTAAAAAAAGAGTAGATCATAAATTACAAAAATCTCACACGCTGATGTTGTATTGTTATCTGAATGATATTTACGAAACCCCTAAATGTGTATGTGGATGTGATACAAAATTTAATACTACCACGAAGGAGTTTATGAAGTATTGTAGTAATAAATGTAGATTTCATAATTTCTCTGAGGTGGTTGAAATTAGAAAGAAATCAAACATAGAAAAATACGGAACAAGTAATTATCTTGCCAGTGAAGAGGGTAAGAAAAAAATCAAAGATTCTAATATTGAAAAATATGGAGTATCGAATTACACACAGACCGAAGAATATAAAGAGAGTGTTAGAGGTAAAAAGAATTCTCCTGAACAAATCCTTAAAACAAAAGAAGCGCATCTAAAAAGATCATATACCAATCTTATTAAAAAATTTACTCATTGTAAACCTCTATTTACATTGGACCAATTTGATGGTGTGAGAGGATATAAACAATATCCTTGGTCGTGTAATAAATGTAAATCTAGTTTTATATCCTCGTGTGATAATGGAAGTTCTCCTATATGTAATTATTGTGAACCTACAGGATCTAAACATGAAGTTATTTGCAAAGAATTGCTGGAATCATTGGGAGTAGATTACAAATATCGATACAGAAAGCTACCATCTGGTAAAGAAATAGATCTATTTGTTCCAGATAAAATGTTTGGAATAGAACTATGTGGGTTATATTGGCACTCTACCGCTGGTCCTAGTTACGCAAAACCAAATCATGTTAATAAACTAAACGAATGCGAAGAGAATGGGATAAAACTATTTACAATATTTGATGATGAAATGTATAATCCAGTAAAGAAACGAATAGTTTTAAATAAAATTAAAAATTCAGTTGGGCAAAACAAGAGAAAAATACACGCCAGAAAATGTAAAATAATTGAATTGGATTCAGATATTTGTAGTAAATTTTTGGAAAAATATCACATTCAAGGTGCTATCGGTTCCACCTATAAATACGGTTTAACCTATAAAAATAGGCTTGTTTCAGTAATGACTTTCAATAAAGGAAGAACTTCAACTGGACACAAACCTGTGGAAGGAGAGTGGGAACTTGGTAGATATTGCACGATCTTTAATTTTAATGTAGTTGGTGGTGCTAGTAAATTATTAGCTCATTTTATAAAAAATATAAACCCCACTAAAATCTATTCATACGCTGATCGAAGATGGAGTAATGGTGATATGTATAATAAAATAGGCTTCACTTTTGTTAAAAATACTACACCAAACTATTGGTATACTAAAACGTTCAAAACTAGAGAACATAGAGTCAAATTTCAAAAGCATAAGCTAGTTGATATGCCTTCTTACGATGAGTCTCTGACAGAAGAAGAAATAATGAAAAGAGAAAAATATTTTAAGATTTGGGATTGTGGGTCAAAACTTTATGAGTGGACTAAATCTTAACCTCACCCATATATCCAATAAATCTTCGAATATAATTAATAATTTTATTTTGTTCATCTCTGACATCTAATAACAACTCCGATTTTTCCTTATCTTGTAAGTCTTCTGTTGCTCTCAATTTGGCAACTAGATCGAATACTTTTGTTATTTTCCATAACTCTTCAGTTTGGTCTTTATATTGAGCCAAATCTACACCAAATGTTTTTTTATACCAATTATAAAAGATATTGAATTTCTTTTCAGTGTATCTTTCATCTCTAGAAAAAGAATAATTCGCCTTTTGTTCGAATAGATTGATAGTGCCATATAGATTTTCAAATGCTCTTACGGTGCGATATAAAAAGTTATGTGCATTTGAAATAGTAGTATTATCCAACTTCAATACTTCTAGAGGATTTATAACCTCTAATGAGTTAAATAATACATTATCTGGTGCATTGTATTTAGTGTAATTATCTAGAACATTTTTATATAAATCCAATGCTTCATTAATACTATTAGTCACCCCTTCATCATGAGCTTTCCAATCATAAGTGGAGCATATTTTATATAAATCTCTCTTTAATTGCTTATAGTCGAAATTTTTCAACCATTCCATTGGATAATAAGTGGCGTCCCATATATAATCATCGTCAATATACTTATCCTCCTCACCCCTTACTTGGATATTACATTCGATTTCGATTTCAATACCATCCCCTAAAGAAGTTACATCGATTCTAGGGGAACCATCATTAAATGATCTCCCACCTCTACCTCGTAGGTTTTGAAATATTGCGGTCCCTATCTTTTTTTCATATTCGGATTTTATTTGATCGGATACAGAGTAAATATCACCTAGATACTCAAACGGTCTTACAATTTCTTTCCCGAAATCAAACACCATTTTCATTTCTATAGACGTTGTATAGCCACCGCTGGATGTTTCGAATGTTATCTGATTTCCTACTTCCTTTTCGTTATTGTAACTTAAAAGCTCGTTCATTACTTGATCAGCTATTTCATTTCCTGTATTAAATTCAAAGTCAACAGGGGTATCACCATCATTATATAGTTTAGGATTTTTATAAATCTTTTCACCACCTTTCAGTTTATTGTTCAAGGTTTTGGATGTCCACTCTTTTATTTTTTGATAAAACTCTGGATATTTAGCACCATATCTTTCTCCTACTGTATAAACTTTTCCAGCATCAGAATTATGAGGTTTCATCAAAATTCTAGATAGAGGTTTTTGTAGTTTTACCTTACCTTCCCCATTTGGACCTTCGTATAATTCATTCATGGGAACTACATACGCCACCAATGTTCCTTCTTCTATATCTTTTGGTATGTATTTTCTATTTATTCCTTCATTCTGTTTAGTTTTGGGATAGTTTATCCGTGGTAATCCCAAATCCATGCATGATGTCCAGCTTCTATCTGTAGAAGCTCCAGCTATATCATACGGGTGTCTTGATATAACTAATAGAAATTCTCCATTAGAAGAACGTATCGGATCATTCTTAAATTCGTGTAGTAAAGGCTTTCCAACGATCCACTTAGTGGTTTTCTTTCCATCTTTCCTATCGGTGACTTCAATCTGCCCATCTGCTTCATATTTCTGAAGTAATTTTCCAATTTTTACAGGATTTTTAGTATCATAAAATAGATTACTATCCGAGTTATAGTTATCCATAGTAGTTTGTTTATATGCAAATCCTTTGATATACGATGCCATATTACCAACTGTATAACCTTCATCATCTAAAAGAGCATCAATCCTTTTCATTAAAGGGCTATCTAAATTACTATAATCGATATTAATTCTTGAAATGATTCGATTCTTACCATCAAATACTTCATTTAATCTTTCATTGTATGCCCCAGAATATTTTTTAGATAATCTTTTTTTCTTGGCATTTTTTAGGGAAATAGCTTCCGACATTAAATAATGGGATAGTAAATCTTCGAACCTTCGCATATCTTTATTTAAGAATCTTTGCTGAATTTACTAAATAATAATATGGCGAATTATACTTTCCAAACTAACCTTTTATCTGCCGCTAAAACAGGATTCCCACCATTAGTGGGAACATCATTATCAGCTACTGGCGTATCTTTTCTTTCTGGTGCTGGTGTAGTGTTCGCATCCAGAAATGTGGGTATTGTTTCTCTATCGACTAATGACGTTGGTATTGCATTTAATCCAGTTACTCTCACTATTGCAACCAGTTCTCTACCAACATTCAATCTTACAGCTTATCCATCGATCACAGTCAATGTTGCTGGATCAGTCTTTAACATCCCAGCTAATTTAACAACATCAAATTTCGCTGTGGTTAAAACGACTCCCGGTGATTACACAGTATTTCCTTGGTTATCTACAACCACAACTGTTCCAACATCTGCTCTATCAGCGACTCGTGAGGTATCCACACAAGATTCTCGTCGTAAGCGTTTATTAGGTTATTAATTCTCGTTGTTTGTTATCATAACTAAAACCTTTCAGGAGAAATTCTGAAAGGTTTTTCTTATTAAATACTATTATCAAAAGAAATTAAAGAAAAATGAGACAAGCTAGACTAAAAAGACGCATTAATAAACCTTCAACAATAGAAACACCAAACCCGTGTTTGTGAGAGGTAGTGGTAGTGGTCAAGAGTACAAAAGGGTTGATATTAAACCATATAGAGGGATTGTAGTAAAAACAAACGATCCTCTAGGGTTAAATCGTGTCAAGGTTTATATACCCGAGTTATCTAATCAACCATTTGATTCTTGGTTTGAGCAATATGATCAAATCCATGTTAAAGGTGTTGGTGAAAATTTAAAAACATTATGGAACGATAAGGAAACTAATGGCGATTGGACAGATGTTGATATTTTTGAAGAGATATCCCAAGCTATACCATGGGCTGAACAATGCTCTCCAATAGTTGGAGAATCTAATAATTTCAGATTCTATAAAGAGGGTAAACTATGTGTTATATCGGATTGTAATTATGTAGAAGGATTTTCTACTACAGAGATACCGACTTTATCTAGTGGTTCATTTTCGCCAGCTTTTCTGTATGAAAATTTTGGAACCAGATTAGGGGATGCATTCTCAAACCCAATTTCAAATTTATCTGTTAAATGTAATCCGTATTCGTTTTCGTATGCACCCTCTAAACATGTTAACAAAGGCAAAGGATTGTTTGGAATCCCAGAAGTTGGGTCAAAGGTTTGGGTATTTCATTACGAAGGAGATTCTAATTATCCTGTTTATTTCGGTAAGTATCATGATTATAGAGAACTATCACTTATAGATGATACAGATAATGCGAATAAGTTGGGGGTCAAGAAATCCATAGACTTTGACAGTTGATATCTTAAATACTAATATGTCTCTTATATATAGGAACAAAACAATCTTGAATCAACGTGGTGGATCTTTGGATATTGACAACACTACTGAGCAAGAAAAGATAAAATTATCTCATAGATCAGGATCTAATATCAATTTTACTAATGTAGTAAACTCTGAATTAGCTACAAATAATAAACAAACTAATGTAGTAAACGATATATTCGAAACTTCTGGTGGTGATAAAACAGTTTATATCAATAAGGTTTCGACAAATAGAGTTGGAGAAAATTCTTATACTTTAAAAGGATTTACTAATGAGTCTCAAATTCAAGCATTTGAAGATTGGAAAAATACTTATAGAGAAATAGCACTAAAGAATTCCGAATTTAAAACCACCAGAGGTGGATATAGTATTCCTAATGGAACAACTACAAATCTAAATGGAGAAAAATCAAAAAATCCAACCCTTGGTAATGATATTCTATCGGTTTCTAACACATTCACTGGGTATAAGGGTATTCCTATAAGGAAAAGTGATAAGGATGAAGTGATTGAATTCTCCAGAGTCTTAGATTATAAAAAAACCAAACCAGCTACAAATAGAAAGTTAGATTCTAAACTTATAGAAAAATCCGCTGGTATATCTGGATCAAATGCTCCCGGTGTTGTCGAGTTTGGTGGTTCTGTATCTTCATCGACTGAAGGTGGAACATGGACATTGAATTCTATTAGTCTTGATAAGGATATTTTAGATATTCAAGATAAATTAACTCCAATAGAATCTAAAATGGGTAATGGTGGAGATGATATTAATTTTATTAAACGTCATAGATATGAACAAATCGGAGCGACCATAAACGATTATCCATCTATAAGAATAGATGAAAAGGGTAGGAGTCAACCACTAGAGATGTTAATATCTACAATTGGTGCTTATAAAAATCACGATTATGTTCCTCATGTAGAGGAGGTGGATAATAGTTCTAATTTTCCGTGTGGGAATGACGATAAAGTAGTAGGGAATAGAATCACTAGAACGATTGGATCTGGTGGTATCAATTTAAAAACTACTGGACCTATGGAATTGGGTGGTGCTACTTTAAAGGCAGGATTCAAAAAAATAAATATAAACGCTTCTCACGGAGTTCAGATATCTTCTGAGAATGGATTAGAATTACAATCCTTAAAAACGATTGTGTTGAGAACAAACCGTCAGGTATATGTTGAGTCATCACTTGGAATTAATAAAAATTTGATCGTTGGTGGTGGTCAATATGTAGAAGGAGAATTGTATTGTCAACATATAACAGCACCCTTAGAGGTTCATCAGACCCAAGACACAACTGTATTGGGTAAATTCGCTACAGATGCTAATAGAAGATTGGTAATCAGCGAGACATTGATAGGTGGTCAATGGTATCCATCATATGCCTTAGCTGACGACGATCTTATCTTGAATTATCCCCACAGTCATCATCATCACGGTATACCTATGAGATTAACTACCAGTAATGAAATGGTGAGAGAATTCGCTCATAAAGAGGGTATGAATTCTCACGGGACAACAGTTCAATCTTTACCTCAAATACATGAGAGAAAGTTGGCACAAAAGCTGGTGTAAACTATTTAATAGAATCCACAATACCGTAAGAGACACATTCTTCTGATGTGAGGTAAATATCTTTAGTCATCAACTCATCCAATTTCTTCATGGGAATTTTTGTATTCTTCTTGTAGAAGTCTTTTAGGAGTTTCATTAACATTGTTGCTGAATCCATACCAGCTTGTAATTCCGCAAAGGTTCCATAAATTTCACTTGATAATTGATGAATTAGCATATGCGCGTGTCTTCCACAATATCTTTTTTTGCCCACCGATGATATTAGAGTTCCAGCGGATGCTACTAAACCATCAGCATATGTATATACTTCTGATTTTAGATTTAGAATTGTGTCAACTGTAGAGAATGCTGCATAAATCTCACCTCCCGGTGTATTGATATGTAAATGAATGATTGGTAGATACTCATCCCCTAGAGTATTTTTTAAGTTTTGTAACTTAGTATCCAACTCCACCAAGACTCGGTTTAATTCTAGGCAAGATTGTTCATCTATTTCACCATAGAAAAAGAGTTTGTTTTCTACTACTCTTATACCACAAGATGGTTGTTGAGCTTCCTGCGAATTTATAAATAAGGGAAATCCAGTAATTGTCTTCGAATCTTTTTCTTCTTCCTCTTCATCTGACATACGATGTCTCTTAGCTTTCCATCTCATCTCTTTTAGATTTATCATAATTTTTAAAATAGTCAATAGGGAATTCGGTGATTCCGGTTTTTATAGCTTCTTGTATATAAGGATTACACATCCTACATTTATTACATATATTATCCAGAGAGGATAATTTTAATATATCCCCAAATGAAATGTTGTAGCATATACAGTGGGTTATCATCTAATCGGACAAGCTCCACCCTCACACTCGATTCCGTCTAAAATGGAATTACTTACAACAGAACTAACTTCGATAGGTTTAACCTTTTTAATTAATTTATCATATGTCTTTTCATCAATCTCTTCATACGGAGCTTGTTTAAAGCCATGATTTGAATGTAACAAAAAGCTCAATGTTTTACACCCTCTTTCATAATTTTCCTTCATCCAATTTTGGATATCCTCTAATTCCTCTGGTTTATAATAAACAGTGACAGATACAGAATTATCAGACCATACAGTTTGTAATCTTTTTACTAGTTCTAATTGATTAATAGCATTTATATCTTTCGCTAATAAAACATCTGAACCAGAATTACACGGAAACTCTACGATTGTTGTGGAGTAATCCTCACTACCATCAAAATTTAAAACATATTCTGTTTTATACCCAGATTCTCTACAGAGTTTAACGAGTGGATCTGAGCTATTCATTCGAATTCTTCTTACATAATATTCATAAATTGCAGGGTGAACACCGGGAGTAGAACCAGCTAGTAGAGAAAGTGTTCCACTTGGTTTAACTGTAGTTAGTTTGATACTCTCAGGCCAACCTCTGGAAGCACTCCATTCTTTATCGTAATTTCTTAACTTATTATAGCAAGAGTCGAGCCAGTCAATTTTGTCTAAAGATTGACATATACCTGTAACACCCAAACCAATACGCATATTCTTTTTCACTATTTTTTCAGTTTTCTCGTAAATCGCTGGTAATGTCCAAACGGCTTTTTGTGTTTTATAAAGAAGTCTAGCACATTCAAATAACTCTTCTTCTGATTCTATATTATTCAGATATAATTCACAGAGATTACATGCTTCTCCGTCACTTAAGGTAATCTCCATGCAGGGATTTCCACCTTCACAGTTATCTAATCTTTCTTCTCCGAGTCTTCCATATTTTTTAGAGAGTGGAAGATTCATAAATCCGTAGGGTTCACCTTTAGCATAACCAGTTTTTTTATCTAAAATATAACCATTGGACCAAAGCTCGTTACTGATATGATTATAATTATCAGCATAGATGCTGTTATTAGACATTGATCTCCAGTTAGGGACATTACCATCCGCCCAATTTTTTGCACGTAAATATAAATAATCGTCAGGATCACCAATCGCTACCTCCGCACTTCTCCTTACATTTCCAGCGACAACAATAGAACCTATAATGTTATTGATATCCAAAACATCAATCGATCTCAATTTTTTACCACATCTATTCTTCAAAACTTTACATATTTTTTCTAAGCCATCTATTAAAATTTGTGGTCCGCTAGATGTTCCACCGAATCCACGAATGGGTTCACCTGCTCCACGAATTAAAATAGTTGAATATGTGAAAGATTTACCATCCTCAAAGAAAGATTTAAGAATTTTTCTTAACAATTCCACCCAACCTTGTCTAGAATCTGGGACAATAAAATCCGCATCTTTGGTTGATTCGTGAGTAATCACGACATCTTTTTTAACTCTCGGTAATTCATGAATATCTTCTCTCTTTACAGAGTATCCAACCCCACCACCCAACATCAGATGTTCGAAAACAAAACAAAAATCATCGACTTCTCTCATAGAGACAAACCAGCAATTTAATAGAGACGCTAAACCGAATCTATCCACTGTCGATGTTCCAAGTTGCCATAACATTCGGCCAGCGAAATTACACTTAAGGTTAAATATCAAATCATATAGTCTTTCAGCTTCTTCCTTGGTATACTGTGCTCCGATTTTTTGTGCTCCATTAACACATCTAGCTACCGTTTGCCACCATTCCTCTGTCAACTCCTTTTCTATAATTTCCCTAGCGTATGTTCTTTTGTATACTATATACCCTAGTCCATTAAATCCCCAATTCGGTTGTCTTCCTTTATATTTTTCTAAAAATTCATCGGTAATAATATCTGAAATACAGTATTTCGTGTTGTAGTCGCTTAGTTCTTTAATGCTCATAATTTTATATAAATGTTCGTGTAAACTTTGCTTGATTCTAAACCATCTCCCTCTCAAAGTCAACTTGTTTCGTTCGATTATTTAGTCTCCAAAATGGCTTAAATCAAGAGCGTAGAAATATAGCCGATATGATAAATAAAGGACTAAATAAGATTATGCTAGTTAAAAAGATACTAATGTTGTTAACTGAAAATAATGCATCCGATGTCGTCTCGGGTAATATAGTTAAAAGAGTCAAGGACATATTTACGAATCTATATTATACCGATGATGTGACAGAAAAGAACGATATTGGTATGAATCAGACAGATAAAACCAATTCGAGAACATATATTTTGCCTTATTTTGATCAAGACGACGATGCCGTAACTGTACAAATATTGTACAGAATGATGAGAATACTCAGAAATTATAAAAACACACAAGTTAGAAATTATGACCAACTGGAGATATCTGTGAAAGATTTGTTGAAGGATAGAGTGAAGGAGGTTGAGTCTGAAACTAGGAAAATCATAATTGATCATACCAAGACATCATACGGAAAGGTTTTAGTTACTTATCCAGATGATATATCACCAAGATCTAATTTATCTAAACAAATAAAACAAGCCCAAAATATATACTTTTCTCAAAATAATACACCGAAGGAATCAGATAATTACGGTAATTACGATTACCCAAGATTTAAATTTTTCAGTAAAAACAAAGAATCTTTAGGAGATAAACAATTCTATGTGAAATTAGAATTGGCTAAGTTGATAAATGCTTTAGTTTTTCCTAATGTAACAGTCGAAGAGATTGGAAATACAACATCGAGTGAAGAAAATCCTATAACAAATAACAAAGAAACTAAATCATCAGAATTATCAATCAAATTTGTAAAAACTATAAACACCCCATATGGTAAAAAGCATCAAATAGAATTACCACAATCAAAATCTTATGGTGTGTATCAAGATGCTAAGTCTAGGGGATATACACCAAAATTGATGGCTTTCGATTTCAATACCAAAAATCATTTAATATCCAGCAGCCCAAGTGAGTATAAAATACTCAAATCTTTATTTGATAAATACGGTTTAAACACATCTGAATTAGATTCATTATATTCCGATGTTGAAGAACCGATAAAAAATGAATCCGAAAAAGGATTAATATTTACGAATTTAGAGTCCGATAAAATTGGATTATCGTATGTAAGAAATCAACCAATTGAATCGAAGGAATTTTTGAAAAATTTAATACAGTATATATTTTATGATTATTCTTGGAATTCTACATTATATCGATACGAAGTATCAGCGGATTATAAGCAGTTAATGATGTTTAAAGATATAATGGAAAGATTTGAATTTGATATAAAGGAATTAGAAAAAATAATAAAGGAAAAGATTAAGATTGGTGTAATAGATGATTCAGAAAAGGCTGAAGGAGAATTGAATCCCCAATTTAAAAATATTATAGATAATAAATTAAACGAGAATTACCCAAATAGTAAATTTGAATTATATGATTTGCAAAAAGAGGGGATTAAATTTTTAACATCTAGAAAGTATGCTATTCTAGGCTCCGAAACAGGAGCCGGGAAAACTATACAATTTATATATGCTGCTGATTTATTGACCAGAGAAAAGAAAGAAAATGTATTGATCGTCACTTTGAAAGCTGTTCAAAAACAAATAGTGCAAGAAATAATAGATGTTTTGGGAGAAGAGGCGAGATCAGAAATATCGACAGATCCAATGAACCCAAAACGATGGACGATTCTTAGATATCCCAATTTTTCAAGTGGAAATAATTTAGAAAATGTCATAGATAAATTATTATTTACAAAATTTAAAGTTCTTATTCTAGACGAATTGCACAGAGTCAAACACGAAAAACGAGGAAGTAAAGTAGTTATAACATCGGCAAACATAGAAAAGATATCCAAAAATATACCCATAAGGTGGGGAGCTACAGCAACATTATCATCTAACGAACCGATAAATGTTAGAAATCAACTAAGATTATTGGGTCATCCATTGGGTAATATATCGATTGGAAAATTCAAAAAAGAATTTTGTGGTATGGTTCTTAAAGATATAAGACGAAAACCATCTAAAAAGGTTTATAACGACGAGGATGATTTAGACGATGATTACGGACAAAATTATGGTGGCGCGACAAAGGCGTATGTGAACGGAACCATAGAGCAACAGTTGGAAGCAGCCGAAAATTTACATCGGTGGTTATCCTTAACGGGTGTTTATATCAGACATAGTAAAAAGGATATGAGAGCGGCCAAAGGAGAAAAAATGCCTGATGCCAATATCGAAAAAAAATCAAATCCTATAAATAAAGACCTTTTAAAAATCATGGTAGACCACAAATTAAAATCGTACAAAGACGAAGATTTGGAAATATCTAAACTTATAGCATTTAGAGAGAGTATTGCTCAACTCAAGGTGCAGGATACCGTGAATGAAACAATCAAAATTATAACAGAAAACCAAAACGATTCAACACACAACTATGCAAAATCTAAAGTTCTAATATTTACAAATTTTGCTCAGTCAGGGAAGTCATTATATACACAATTATCGGAAAAATTGCAAAATATAAATCCAAAATGGAAAGTTTACACATATTTGAGCGGAACACCAAAAGATCAAATAATGAATGTTAAGAAAAATATGGAACATAAGGATTCGAAGGTTCTGATAATGAGTATGAAAATGGGTGGGACTGGTATTTCATTTCCGAATACTTTTGCTAATATGTTAATCAATGATTTTGATTGGACCCCAGAATCGATAGAACAAAGTGAGGGTAGAATTTTTAGAATCAATACTGTGCAAAATGTCAATATCAAGTATATGTTAGCTGATGGGAAAGATCAAGAACTTTTTGAAAAAGTGGAATTGAAGAAAAAGATAGCTGAAATTATTCAAACATATAGACAAAATTATTTGGAATCTGAAAACGGGGCAGAATGGGTTTCCAAAATAGTCGATCTGCAAAAAGAATTAATAAAAATAGACGATGATATAAATTCTATTGTGGCCAGTGACGTTAGTGGTAATTTATCAGAGTCTTTTAAAGAATTCTTCAACATCTATTCATCCATTAGAATACTTAAATAAGATTATGGACAAAGGTTTATTTGATGCGTATGAGAACATTCTAGAGGAATCTTGGGGTGGATTAGCAATGAATCGCCCACCTATTAAAGGAGGAGCACAGGCACCACAGGACGCTAAGAATACCCTATCCAGTGCTAGTTCTAAGATTGGTATAGAACAAGGTAGTTTATTCAACCAATCTCAATCTAGTGGACAGAATCCTTATGAGCAAGAAGAATCTGGAGCTATTGACAAACAAAGAGTGTTTGATATAATTGATCATCTATCAAAGGATTTGGATTCATCCAAAATCACAGACAGAACTGCTGTAATGATTCTTGGTAAACTCAAAAAATTAATAAAATGAAACAGCGAGAGAAGAAATTTTCGAATTATTAAAAAATAACTTGAAAAATATTAACCAAAACACTAAATAACTTTACAACTAAATGCACTCCAATTACCAACCGATGTTTGAAGGGAAAGACAATCGCGCCGATTGTTGACGGAGGAACTTTATTGATTAAACACTAGAATAAAGTATGGACCTCCTAAGTAACTTAGGGGGTTTTTTATTAGAGAAGGTTAAACGAAGTTGACCAGAATGACTTGAGAGTGGTGAAAGACTAATAAAAGTGAACAATTTTATAATGATCTATTAGTTTAGCGGCTTAAAACTCTCGGTTTTCATCCGAGCAAGGGGGTTTCGACTACCCCATAGATCACCAAAAAATCGCAGAGTAGAGAAGATAGACGATCTCGCTTGGCTCTGAAATCAGTCGTTATACTAAATAATAGTATGCGGCACACTATCTATCAAATAACTAATTTGTTAAACGGAAAAATATATATTGGAAAACATCAAACAAAAAATCCCAACGATTCATATTATGGGTCTGGAAAGGCCATTGTAAACTCCATACTAAAATACGGAAGGGAACATTTTAAGAAAACAATATTATTTGATTTTGATAGTGAAGATGAGATGAATCTAAAAGAAAAGGAGCTTATAAATGAAGATTTTGTAAATCGGGAAGATACTTATAATTTGGGTATTGGTGGGGAGGGTGGTCCACATTTTAAAGGAAGAAAACACTCACAAGAGTCAATCGATAAGGGAAGGACCACAAAAAAATTAAATGGTTACACTGCATCCGAAGAAACTCGCAGAAAGATATCACATGCCAATAAAAATCGTATAGTCTCGGAAGAGTGTAAACGAAAATTGAGACTACGCGCTCTCATTAGGCACGGAAAAACATCAGAGGAGGCGCAGCATATAATATCTACAAATTATCAACCGAAGGTAAAACTAAACCGTTCCGAGGCCCAGAAAGAGTATTACAAAAATCCAGAAAATAGAAAAAAGAAGTCTGATGAGTGTAAAAAACTACATCTGGAGTATGACATGGATGAAATATTTAAAGATTTTAACAGTGGCACTAAGCCAAAAAAGATAATGGAAAAATATAGTATGTCAAAAACCAGATACGATCATATACGAAAAGAATATTTAATACCTTTAAAAATTAAACGCGGGGTGACTGTCGATAGATAAGACCACTGGCTCATAACCAGTAGCATGTGGGTTTGAATCCCACTCCTGCAACCATAACTGGAATATCGTCTAATGGTAAGACAACGGCATCATAGGCCGAGAACAACAGTTCGACTCTGTTTATTCCTACATATGCGTGTTAACGATGGGATTATGATTTGCTCGTAATGTGAATCATGAAGGTTTCGATTACCTTCAGCCGCACCATGAAATACATCAAAGCTATTGACTTTATTCAGTGGATATGGAAGAATACATTCAACACAGAGAAATCAAAATCACAAATTAAAAGAGATCTGGAACAAGGTTCTGTTAAATTGAATGATAGAAAAATTAAAGTGGATGATGTGTTTGAGTTTGAAGACTAATGTGCGGGCGGCAACGATGGTGGTGTTGCATTGGTCTGTAAAACCAATCCCTACGGGTAAACAATGTGGATTCGAATTCCACCCTTCACACCGATGTTGGATAGCACCCAACTGATTTGGATAACAAAAGCGTGATAAGTCCAAAGAGAACCAAAAATAAAACGCGCACAAATCCCATGTAGCACAACAGCAGTGCGTTCGACTGTTAATCGAAAGGTTGTAGGGGCAGAACCTACCTTGGGAGCGAGGTTGATGTATAATTCTAACGACGACGAAGTATGAAAAAACTGTTGAATTGGCTGTGATCCGAGGCGATATGATCGGATAATAACTAGGTGTTGCGATAGCTTGGTAATCGGGCCGACTTGGAATCGGTTGTGGGTAGAAAGAGTCTGTCTATCGGGGGTTCGAATCCCTCCACCTAGACGGGTGTGTAATTCAATGGTAGAATAACTCCCTTTTAAGGAGTAAGCTACAGGTTCGAGTCCTGTCACACTCACCAATTTATCCGAGTATAGCTTTAATGTAGAAGCCTCCCGCTTGCACACAATGGTAAACGTGACGGAATTGGCAAACATCTCAAATTGTGAATTTGACGCTTATATTAGCTTACGAGTTCGAATCTCGTCGTTTACCCCAATCTTTTTAGTCCAGTGACCGCGAGACGGTTTATCTATATCATGATTCTTACAAAATTTTGCAATGGCGACATCTGAAATACCCAATTCCTTGGATAATTGAGTTGCTGGCTTTTCCCATACAAGATTTGACATTTCTTCTACTGATGGCCAATCAATTTTAGTTGGTCTTGTTGGGCGACAAAGGAAGCAATAATCCGAGCTACTACTAATTATGTTCCCACATGAGCAATAATTGGTTTTTTTATGTCGCTTACCAGAAAACGTTTCGGTTTGGCTATGACAGTTCGGACACAAAAATCTCAAGTTATCTATTCTATTATCATTATTCACACCGTTAATGTGGTCTAACTGCAATGATATTGGTTTATGATTATACTCATCTCCAATTTTACATTCTGAACATTCGTAATTAAATCCGATCAATAATAATTTTTTCTTAATTAAATCCCGATTAAGATACGTCGAGTTTTTTATAAAAATTTCTTCATTGGTTTTTCGGTTACTATTGTTATTAATACTAGTTTCCGAAGCCTTCTTAAGCCTATTATTTTTCAATGTGTCTAGTTGTAAATCATATTCTGATATGACTTGGTTCAGGGTTTTGTAATTCCCACAAGATGGAGACATTTTGAAAAAATTCAAAACTTCACCATAAGTATTGCTAGTATCAAATATCTTTTGCATTTCATCTTTGTCTATTTTCCAAAGCACACTTCTCCGTCTACGTTTCTTTTTATTTGTCATACCCTATTATTTAGTGATGTGGTAGTAAAGTTCAACTCGATTTGTTGGTTCAAGTCCAGATGCGCGGACCATAAATAAGTATATGACTTGCGATACCGTAGTAATCAGTGATATTCATCTAGGTAGTCCTGTGTGTAATAGAGAAAAAGTGTTGAAGGTTCTTTCTTTAGACTTTAAAAGACTTATTATAAATGGTGATTTATTCGATAATTATTCATTTAAAAGATTTAATAAAAAAGACTGGGATATTCTAAGTAAACTTAGAAAATTAAGTAAAACACATAATATCATCTTTATCCATGGCAACCATGATTCGAATGGAGAATTTATGAGTGCTATTATGGGTATGGAATTTGTCGAATACTACGAATTTGAACTCAACAATTCTAAATTCTTTTTGGAACATGGTGATAAATATGATCATTGGATCAAACATAAACCATTTATTACATGGTTCTTTACTGGGATATATTACTGGTTACAGAGAATCGATAAATCACATCGAATTTCCAGACTGACAAAAAAATTAAGCAAATCTTGGATTCAAGCTAAGGATATTGTTAGAACTAAGTTTGTAGAAAAGCGTGGTAAAAAATATGATGTCTTAATGGCAGGTCACACACACCATGCTGAAATCGTTGATTGTGGTGCCTGTGTTTATGTAAACAGTGGATCTTTCTGTGAAGTAAAATGTTCGTATATTAAAATTTATGAACATGGAAACTTCGAATTAATTTTCGTGTGACATTAAATAACTTGACTTTATAAAACACTAAGGTATGATTCTCGTATGGAAATTGATCAACAACTAATGAAACAAATTATAAGCATCTTGAAGTCCATGTATGACATGGCTCAAGACGAAAACTGGGATGAATCAGATGCTCAATCTTTGATTATGGATGGTGCTGATTTATACGCAGACTATTTTAGAAATAATAATTGATTAATTTCACTTCCTACTGGTCGGGTGGTAGGCTATACGGTATGATTACTTCATTAAATCCGTTACTGTTGCGCCAATGTGAAGGGCAATCCGAAACGGCTCAGTCTCTAGCTAAAAGGTTCTGATCAAACTGATTGAGACAAACTGCGCCAATGATGTAATTGGTAACATAATAGACTTCCACTCTATTCTTTAGGATTCGAGTTCCTATTGGCGCACCAATTCTCTCTAAGCATAGATAGCGATGCTCTGGCTTTGTAACCCAGATAGGTGAGCGCAAGTCTCACAGGGAGATCATTTATGAAAACTTTTTATAGAGTAGTTTGTGACGAACATAAACATATGTGTAAAGCTTTAATGATAGAAAATCATGATTGTTCTTTAGAAGATTCAAATAAAAATTTGGCTATTTGGTTGAAATATCACCATGGTTGTAATTTGAGATTGGTTCATAGTGAACAAGCACTAGATCAGCTATTATGCGAATATGATGATTACATAAAATAATATGAATGTAGAAATTAAAGAAGTTTATGCTGCTTATGAGACAGTAGATGAATATAGTCGTCGCGGAAATTGTAGAGGAATATTCACATCTAGAAGTGGGGCAGATAAAGAAGCTATTGGAATAGGGTGGTGGGGTGGTATAGGATCAGTAATAGCTAAAAATGTTATAATTGTTGATGGTGTTGTTTATTTACTTGAATCTCCAACTCCTGTAGAATTAGATGTTAGTAGCGAAGAAGCCAAAGCAGCAAGAGAAAAGATCAAAGCTTCTGCATTAGCTAAACTTAGTGTGGATGAAAGAAAAGTATTAGGAGTGTAATAAAATGGGGTGTAGCTCAGTTGGTTAATTGTCCTGTAGCAAAATGGTTAATGCACCCGCTTGATAAGCGGGAGACTATCCGTTCAAATCGGATCAGGACAACCAAATAATTATCCCTTGAGGATAAATAATAGTATGTCCAAAATATGTGAAAAGAACGGATGCGATAATGTGATACCCAGTAAATTCGGTGAAAAGTATATAAATATCCAAAGAAGAAGATTTTGTTTTGTTTGTTCTCCATTCGGAGCAAAAAACACTAGAGATTTGAATTATACACCCATTTATACCCCCCGAAAAACATCGTATGACAAAGTTAAAAAATATAGACAGAATAAAAAGAAAAAATGTATAGAGTATAAAGGAGGTAAATGTATAGTCTGTGGTTATAATAAATACGAGGGTGCTATGGATTTCCACCATTTAGATCCATCAAAAAAGGATTTCACTATATCACACAAATACCATATAAATTTTGAAGATACTAAGATAGAATTGGATAAGTGCGTTCTTCTTTGTAATAGGTGTCATCAAGAAGTTCACGCTGAAATTATAGATCTGAAAGAATATATATTTGATAACCGTTAGGTCAACAGTTCAAATCTGTTCACCCCAACCATAAGGAACATTAGCATAGTTGGCCTAATGCACCCGCCTGTCGAGCGGGTTATCGTGGATTCGATTTCCACACGTATCTCTTGACATCATAAAAAACTATGATACCATATTTAAATATGAAATTTGAGCAACTCATTAAAAGAATTTTTCTTTTCGAAAATTCTAAACCAAGATCATACTCCTGCTTAATGTTAGATTGTGAAGGCTTCAAAAATAGCCTGAAGGAGATTCAGGATCAGATAGACAAAGAAGACCTTTATAGTGAGGAAGGATATGGGTTAGAAACAGAACCACATATTACAGTTCTTTACGGAATCCATGAACAAGACCCTGCAAATGTGAAACAATCTGTGGATCTCACATTAGTTGAATATAAGCTAACTAAATTGTCTTTATTCGAAAATGAAAAGTTTGATGTTTTAAAATGCTCTGTGGAGTCTAAAGATTTAAAGGATATCAACAAACAATGTTGCGAGAACCTAGAGTATACAAACGACTATCCTGATTATATCCCACACTTAACTGTGGCTTATTTGAATCCGGGTGCTGGTAAGAAATATGTGAAGATGAAGTCTAAAGGATTTGATAAAGAATACAAATCAGATAAATTCATTTTCTCAAATAAAGATTCAAAGAAAACACATTGGACAGTATGAATATTACACAATAAATTATAAAAGAACTATATGAACTAGCGTCATGGGAAGGATGTGAGACTGGTGATCTATGTTATACTTTGATAGACATATATGAAGGTTGTATGAGTTATGCTTCCGACGAATTCCAACAAATATTAAAAAAGGAAATCATAGAACAATATAATTTTCTAAAAAAGCAAAAAATGGAAGAAGATATCGAAACGATAGAGCTTATGAATAATATGTCTATTGACGATAAACGAAAACTAGTTTTAGATAAACTAACTCAGGAAGATAAAGAAATTTTAGGATTATGTTAAAAGTGAAAATTAAACTATTAAATGAATATGCGCAAGTTCCAAAGAGAGCTTTGGAGGATGACGCTTGTTATGATGTAGTCGCAACATCTAAGAAAGATCTAGGAGATGGACGTATTCAATACGGTCTAGGATTTGCTCTGGAGATTCCAGAGAATACACAAGCAGACTTCAGACCCAGAAGTTCGATACATAAGACTGGATTGATTTTATCCAACTCAATCGGAACTATTGATGAAGGTTATCGTGGAGAAATCGGTGCTGTTTTTTATCATGTAATTCCTTCATTACCACCTTACGAAGTCGGTGATAGAATTTTACAAATGCAAATTCGCTCCAGAGAAGATGTAGATTTCGAAATCGTAGATAATTTATCTGATTCAGTTAGAGGAACAGGTGGATATGGTAGCACCGGGAAATGAAACTAAAATACAAAATCAAAAATATTATAAGGAATTGGTGGATTCCTTATATGCAAGAAGATTTAAAATCGTCCGACGAAATAATTCAATCTTTATGTGAAGAGTGGGCATCCGACGACACATATATAGAAAAACTGTGTTTCAAATATGGGTTTGACGAGGATGATGTTTGGGGAGATTCTTATTATACACCCGGAATTCGAGAAAAAGTTGATTTACTATGCTCGTTAATACCAGAGGATAAAATTAAAGATCCCAACTAAAGGCTACATCAGTTCCTTGATATTGTCCCTCTTCCCCGGTTTTAAATTCTGTAGATACTCTCTGGGGAAGGGGAGCACAAGATAATATCAAGAGAGATAAAATGATCGATAAAATCTTCATAAGTGATTGATTATTAAAGGTTAGCAGCTTGGACGTGCATCCAATCATAATTTCTAGCTTTGCCTAAGCTAGTCCATCCCTCCGCTTCCACAATCTTCCAAAATGGTTCGTATTCAGGTCTAGCTAAAAATGCTTTATCTTTACCCCATTTTAATTGGTTTCTGTCAGGATCTATATCCACAGCAGCACCCCAAGAATGTATACTCCATGAAGAACCACCACGCATTTTGCGGACATTTAAACATCCACCGAATCGATTAAGTCTTAGTTCTTTTATGATATCGATACCATAATGATCTAAAGTATTTTTTAATATCCTTTGTAAGGAATCGTGAACCTTTTCGTGACAAGTAATTTTAGAAACCTTAGAATCTAAATCCCAAGCTAAAACCATTTCATACGGTAATTGTAGAGTTGTTTGGTTTGTCCCGACAGCACCGTAAAACTTCACCATACTATTATAATCTTGCTTAGGCCAATCATTATAATGTTTTTTTACATCTACAGATTGAGATACATCAGGTTTCTTAACATGTAGGCTATCTTTTTTAAGTAATTGTTCATAAGCTGATTGAGTCATGTTACCCCAAAGACCATCAATATTTCCAATGTTTATATTAGATCTCACAGCAGCTACTTGAATTACACCAGTAACTAATTTTTCACCATTCCAAGTAGTTGGAAAATTGTAATATTTGAAAGCAGCTTCTTTACTTTTTTTACCAAAATCACCATCAATAGTTTCGGTGTAGAAACCAGCGTCTTTTAATATCTTTTGTGCTAATTTTTCTTTCATCTGAATTCTGGTTGTTCTGTTTTCTCTACCCAAGATAAAGGAGCATAACTTGGATCATTCGAATATTTATTTACATACTCCAATACGATATCCTTATTTACTATAGTTTCGTCTATTGTAACCGATGTGAGTCTTTTGGTTTCTTCTTGGACCTCTGTTTCTCTAATAGATTTTACACTATAAGCCTTAACCCAAGAATCACCAGATGCTCCTAGAATAAAGAGTGATCCAATCGCTAAGAAAAACTGCATATAAGGAGTTGGGTCGAATTGAGCACCCATGTATAAGTTTACAAACAATACAGTAAATGCGCAACCGATAAAGATGGCACTCCATATCTGACGAACTGACTTCATAAATTCTGTTTTATCTAGGGGATCTCTTTTCATATTCTAAATTTGGTTAATGGGAAATATATCATGAGAATGTTTTTGATCACCAACCAAGCAATAAATGCCGATACTAGACCTATGACCCAATTTTTATAAACTTTAGCTGATGCACTAACTTCTTTTTCTTTCGTTAATTGTTTTTTTAGAGACTCTGACTCTTGACTTTTATCTGTTAAATTTTTTGATAGATATACATTTTGTTCCCTTAAAGTATAAGCTTCCTCCTCTTTATTATAAGCTAATTTCTCTGTTTTATCTAAAGTATCCTTGATTATCTTTAGAATTTTTTCTTGATCCTTGGATAGTTTAGATAATTCATCGTTTTGTTTTTCTAAAAATAAATTTCTAGCCTCAACCTTTTTTAATTCAGAAATCAGATCTAAAACCTCTAATTCAGAAATTGCGACCTTAGCTAAAGCTTTTTCTTTGATTTTCTCAGCTTGGGTCAATGCTTCAATTATAGATAATTTCTGATCTGATACCGTTTGTTTATTTTCCCCTAATTTATCACCTATCTTAACATTATTAATAATAGTTTCATCAACATCAACCTTAGCTTGCTTAACTGTAGGAATTACACTCTCTGTTTGTTTTGGAGGTGGGGGTATAATAGGATTAGGTAATTCTCTAGGATTACATCCGATGACCACTAATGTTGATAATAATATTAGAATTTTTTTCATCTTGTTTCTTTAAGTATTTGTTTGATCTCAGCTAAAGAATCTTTAATAACTACAGAATTTTCTTCTAAGCGAACAATACGCCTATCTATAGCATTTCTGTCAGCATCTAGAACGGTCTTGGCTGTTGACCAATCAGAAGCAGTGAATTTACTACCAGATACGATAGCAGCAGATAATTCCAATTCCTTTATGGATTTTTCTATATTGGTTATTCGCTCCATTGCTTGATTTAAGAACCAAGATGAAACCATAATCGCTATAGACATAATAAATCCCCCTATTTTAAGGACCCAGTTGACAGTTGTATCGTGTTTACTTTGTGGAGGCATGACTGTATATGATTATTTATTCAAAATGACTTGATTAAACACTAAATCATGCTTAAATAGTAATCGACTTATGAAAAAGACAATACTCACACTGATTTTGATGTGTTCTACTTTAATGGGGGCTCAGGTTGAACAGGGGAAGGCATCATTCTACTCCGTCAAATGCAACGGTGGAACGCATACAGCGAGTGGTATTAGATTGGTGGATAGCTCTATGACAGCAGCGCATAGAACTTTACCGTTCGGAACTTTGGTGAAGGTGACGAATACTAGAAATAATAAAAGCGAAATCGTTAAAATCACTAATAGAGGACCATTCATCCGTGGGCGTATTATTGATGTAACAATTGGAGTGGCTAAAAAATTAGACTTTATCAAATCTGGTATAACATCAGTAAAAATAGAGGTAGTTGGTAAAACAAAGATTAAATAATGTCTGATAGATCAAGTTTTATTTGATCTATTGACCGATATATAAACAATTATGAAAACATTTGAAAAATTTTTTAAAGGAGTTAATTCTGATATCGAGTATAATCCACAGCAATTAAAGATGGGTGTGGACGTTGAGATGGAGCATACGGATAATAAAGAAGTAGCGGAAACGATTGCTAAACAGCATCTAGAGGAAGATCCAGAGTATTACACCAAACTTAAAAAAATGGAGAAAGGATTTGATAAATGAAATTTAAAATATGGTTAAATACCCTTGATAGATTCCTAGATGGGTGTGAATGGTATATAAACCCAAGTGGTGAACTCTTCTTTGAGGATTTTATGAATGGGGAATTGGTAAAGGCAGCGGAGGATTCTTATAAAATATTAAGATATACTGGCTTACATGACCTAAATGGAGAAGAAATTTATGAAGGTGATATAGTCAAATTATATTATCATCATGAAAGTATTGTAACTAATCAATACGAAATAAAATATGGATGTGGCCGATGGTTACTTGATGATTGGGATTGTTTATCTGATCTATACCTAGATAATACCAAAAAATACGGTGATGTATGTAAAGTTATTAAAGTAGGATCTGTATATAATAAAAATGCGGATCTATTGAATAAATTAATCCAAACGATTAAATAGTAATACTTATGAGTAATGAAATTATCCGAGTCTCAGATCAAGATTTTTCCATAGAGGAATGCTGGATTGATGTCTCTGGATATGAGGGTCTTTATATGGTTTCTAATCTCGGAAGAATAAAATCCCTCAATTATAAAAAGGGTGGACATTCTAATATCATGTCATCTTCCCCCACTTTAAAAAAATATCATCGAATTAAACTATCTAAAAATAATACATCATGCACCAAAAGTGTTCATAGAATAGTGTTGGAAAGTTTCGAACCAACCAACGATAATTCCCTTATAATCAATCATAAAAACGGAATTAAAGACGATAATAGATTATCTAATTTAGAGTGGGTGACATATAAACAAAACATTAGACACGCTGTTGATGTGTTGGGGAGAAGAATTGGTTTTATAAAAGGTGTTCAACAATTGTCAACGAATGGAGAAATTTTGAAAGAATGGGATTCTATAACAGACGCCAGTAAGTCGTTGGGGATATCTCATTCGAGTATTTCGCAATGTTGTAATGGGAGCGTTATTAGAAAAACGTGTGGTGGATTTAAATGGAAATTTTTAAATAATTAAAATATGAATATAATTAAATTAAGTGAAAAAAGTGTTAAATTGTGTTGTAATAAACGAAACTGCCCAATTGTGACTGATATTGGTGATGGTAAGGTAGAAATTACAGATGATTATGGTAATAAAATAATTGTCAAAAAGGAGGAAGCTCTACTCTTATCAGATGGTGTTAAAACATTAAACGGAGAAAAACTTTTGCTTGGCTGATTTAATTTTAATTAGTGGGTCCATAATTGGACTGTGCTTGATAATCAAATATAGCACTATCCTAAATTATCCACGCAACATTATAAAGAAAAACAACTTTTTTAAAGAATTAATCGAATGCGCACAATGTTTAGGATTTTGGATAGGACTCTTTTATGGGCTATTGTTGACAGGTTCAGTTTTATGTTCCTTGGTATTAGCCTTCTACTCCTCCTGCATATGCTGGTTCGGTGATCATATAATGATGGTAATTTGGAAATATCTATACCCAGATGAAGACTGAATGTAGATGTGACACCCCTAAAAATCACATGATATATATCTCCGAATATGGGGAGAATAATATGTTAGAATTGCAACAGATCGAAGTCTGTGATTCTTGTAAGGAGATGTATGATAGTCTGGGTCTATCACTTACAGATTTTGAGATTAAGAAGTATTTTGGTTGATTGACTTTATAAAACACTAGAATATATTGTAGTTAAGTCTTTTTGACACATCTCAAAAATATAAATAACTATATGACAAAATTCCAAGAATTTTATGAAAAGTTTTCTAGGGGAGAATTATCACCAATAAATAAAAGAAGAAAATTATTAATCGAATCTCAGTATGTATATCCATCATCTGGAGATAAAGCCATTATGGATCTATACGCTTTATATGCTTTGTGGTGGGAACTTGGGGGTGGTAAAACAGCATACGATCAAGCCGAAACTAATATAAGATCACATAAAGTTCGGGAGAGAATCAATAGATATTTTGAGGAAGCTCTGGCAGTAATTTCTAGTGTTCTTCTGGACGAAACCAAAGACGCAATTGCAGATGAAGCAGAAAACATATTCGATGAATATTTGATACCATCTACTGAAGTTGTTAAATGGTTCAAGAGTAATGCACTTCTTCCGAAATTAGCTAAAGCTTATAATGATGGATCTGGAGATGTATGGTTTAATGTATTTGATTATGGAGAAACCATACATATTTTATCTGCACCATTTTGGGAAGAATATGCTAATTTGTATGGTGGTAAGAAATGGAGTGTTATAACCCAAGTCACCAAGGAGTTAGATAATGCGATTAGAAGGGATAATACCCTAGCGTTAATGCATACCTTTGACAAATTCATGGATCTCGAACACAATACTGATTCTCTTTATTCTAAATTGAAAAGAATGAAAGTATCAAAGGAAACTCTGGATTTGAGAGCGGGATTCAGATCTCCTAAAGATTTCGCTCCTTATGTTAGTGATCAAGTAAAAAAACTAATAGGGTTAATGAGATGATTACAAGAAGAGATGATTGGAAGGAACCATTTGTTTAGCCTTCTTGAGAACGTCTTGTTCTGAGATTTCTCTACCACTCAATAACATCTCAGCCACCCAATCTTGTAATTTGGGTAAATACATACCGATTTGTTTCGGGTCGGTTTTGAATTGTGGAAACCATTGCATCATCTTGTTACCGTTGGCATACTGAGCTATTTGTTTCTTTAAAGCATCAGCACCACCCGGAACTGTGTTTAGTTTAGCTTCTGCTCTCTCAATCTTATCCATAAACTCTTGTTTATCAAATAGACCGGGACCACGAGAAGCTTCGTCACAATACGCCACAGCCTTAACAGTTTCCCATGAAGGATCATGAATCAGCTTTCTAAGAGTCTTTATATTGAGTGAATCTAGATTGTGAACCATCATATGTTTAGCTACAGCATCAAGAATGTTCTTTTTGTCATTCGGTCCTAGTTTAGCAAATCTCATTCTTTTAAAGATTCCCTCAACAATAGGAACGCCAGCAGCTTCATGACCATAATATGTAGAATGTCCATTCTTTTCACCTCTAGTCGTAGCTTTTCCGAAGTCGTGGAAAAGAACAGCTAAGTTAATCACAGGATCGCCATAAGGTGAAACTTTTAAGCATTCGTGAATGTGACCAAGAACTTTACTTTCTCCTTCTGGGTGATACTTTGGGTTGTGCATCATTCCATCCATCGCATGAAACTCTGGAAGAATATCTTGTAATATTCCAGCTTCAGTAAGCTTAGTCAAAAAGTTTGATAGAGTTCTTCCTGATTTGGCTGCTTTAAACATTTCTTGAGAAATACTCTCCATAGAAATCAAAGAAGAATCTTGTAACAGGTGCTTTAACTCTTTAGCAGCTTGTAGAGTCTCTGATTCAATATCAAAGTCCATCTTAGCTGCGAATCTGAAGACACGAAGCAAACGGGTAGCATCCTCCTTAAACCTCTCTCTAGGATTACCAACTGCACGAATTAATTTATTCTGAAGATCCTGTAAACCACCCTGATAATCTACAATCCTACCACGATGATCAAGACCAAAACTGTTGATAGTTATGTCCCTACGTTTGGTATCTGTTTCAAAACTATCTACTTCTACAGATACATTACTCTGTCTTCCCATTTCGGTTTGAGAATCTTCCCTAAACTTAGCTAAGTCATAAGCATAGTTGTTATATAGGATAGTATAAACTGGTTGGGAATCATTCTTTGATATATTACGCAACTCAAAGTGTTGAGACAAATCCTCGAAGGGGATATTAGTTGCCATATCAACATCATCGATCTCATTACCCATAATAAGATCTCTAGGAACACCACCAACAATATAAATCTCTCCAGAAGGAAACAGATCAACAATCTTGTTCATTAGATCCAAGGCTACGCGGAGTTCTTCAGAAGATGAGATAGCCTTATTCCATTTCTCTGAAAAGTCATCTAGATTATTATTGACTGATTCGAAGAAGAATTTTTTGAATGGGATCATATCGGTTATTTAATAGATTTTGGAATAGCAATATCATTACCAAATCCTTGTAATTTATTCATATCTACTTTACATGGAATAATACCTCTATATTTTTCCTTATATTCCTTAAGAGGTTTTGCGTAGTTTGCTTTATACCACCATACTAATTTTCCTTGAACTATATCAGAATGTTTTAGTTCTAAATTTTCTACGATCCAGCCTTCTTCCATAGATTCTCTAATAGCAGCTTCCATCGGATCTTCACCCGGATCAACCTTACCTCCCGGTAAACCATATTTTCCGTTACCATCATCATCAGATTTTCTATCCGATGGTCTGGTAGTCGCGGCTATTTTCCCATCGGGAAACTGATAAACCACGAATACAGCAAATGGTGATTTAGTGAATTCTTCGTCCTCGTCATCCGAACCATACATATATGGATTTTCATCCTCGTCCATCATCCGATTTCGGGAAGTATACATACTAGGCAATTCAGGATACAATTCCTTCAAATACTTTAACGTTTTTCTTTGCCCAGTTGACATATCATTATTAATCGTTTCACAATGTATTTGATTTGTCGGTTCTACAACAATCCTAGCCCAACCTTTCTGTAGTAGAATTTTACTCATATTATCTTCATCATACTCAGATAATATTTTACCATGCCTAACTAATCGCCTAGCTGCATTCTCATGTTCTGCCCATTTCCATACAGTTTCAAGATTTCCATGCCTATCCATCCAAAAACCATACGGTGGAGATTTTGGGATTTTTGATAAAGATTTTATACTTGGTGTATTAACTTCATAATTTTGTTCTTGTAAGAGTGTAAAATATTTTTTGAAGGTGATCATATCGGTTATTTAATTCTACTCAATAATTGAGAAAAGGTTTTTATTTTGCTTTCTTTAAATTGGAAGTATCCTTGTTCTGGGGGAGATTTTCTAGAGCGTAATGTGAGAACTGGAATTTCTTCTCGACCAGTTTGAACAGCACCAGAATGTAAGTAATTATAGAAATTGTTTATTTGATTTTGATAATCGTCAAAATGAATATTTAAAGATTTGAATATTTTAAAATCTCTCAAATAATTATCAAGAGACATATCTTCATCAAATGAAGGAATATATGAAATAACTATTTTCCCTCGTTCTTCTTCCACATATATATGATTAACGTTTTTTCTAATGAGGGAGAAAAATTTCTCTTCCAAGGCTACTTGTTTAATTCTCATATTTCTGTCTTCTGGATATGTTTTCACTGGATTGTCGAATGTCAACACGAAAAAATTTGATTTTTTTCTCTCTGTCTTTTCGAAGGTGTTTCGGTATTTATCTGAAACAATATTATCTAAAACTTTATTTTTAAAGGTTTTCCATGAAGATGAAATATAGCCTTTCTCTAATAGATTTTCATTTAAACGCTCTTCGAATTTTTCTATATCACTTTCATAACTATCATCGTAATTACTCAAGTCATCTAAAAAAGACCTTAGTTTATCCATTCTGGTTTTAGATCGATAGTCTGATTGGCTATCATACTCGATAGTAACATTTACCCCATCTTCTGAAAAATTATCGGAATACAAATAATCTGGATATATATTAATATCATTCAGAGCATTTTTTACTATCTTTATAAAATCTCTATCATCAAAATAATCTTCCAGTCCTTCAAAATTATAAGTGATAAATCCACTAGCATTATAATACTCATTAGATATATCATCTGTATACAAATGATAATGTTTAAAATCGTATTGGGAAACTAAATCATTCAATTGTTTTTCAACATACTCAGCGATAATTCCATCGTATCCCTCACCGACCCGTTCATTATAATTATATAAAGCATCTTCAGAGCCATCATTATCCACCACATATTTGGTCATCTTTTCAGTCTCCATCATATCAATCTGATTCTGATTCAGAGATGTATCGCGGTCCTGAACATCCATGCATTGATTAGAGTTCAAATGAAGTAAAGTATATGGTTCATCATTTTTTGTGAAATAATAATATGGAGCACCATATTGATCGAAGTATCGAGGATCTTTGACACACCACTTCGTATTGCGAAAATGTTTGGCACCAGCTTCGGATTCGGTAACTACATACAATTTATATTCATCATACTCCTCCATTAGAGTAATACCTTTCTCCTTCTCCCTTACCATCTCACCCTTGGTCTTAATACCCGAAAACTTATCAACCACTTCAGCTAAGTCTCCATAAGACTTGAAACGATTTATGTCTCTGTACTCTGCTGGAAACTGTGGTTTTATTTTAAGACTAGTGAATAGCTTTAGAGTGTTGTTTACTTTTTCCGCATCTTCTTCTCCACGCAAAACACCATTCTTAAACATTTTAAGAATCCAACCTAAGTACATTCCATTTGGAGATGGATCAAACATCTCGGAAACCCACCGAATAAAGTCGGCTTTATTCTCATCATTTTGAATCTTAAAACCAGCTATATTATTCGATAAGGGAACCAAGGATAATAGTTTTGGTATTTTCTCTTCCACACCCTCTTCCAATAAAGTCGAATAAATGTTGGATAATTCACATAAAGATAAGTACATAAGACTATTTATCCTTGACTTTACATAATACTACGATAGAATATTACATGACTAAGAGAGTTAATTGGAATAGACCATGACTGCTTCAAAGAAGTATTGGGTGAAAGATTTCATATGAATATATTAATTTAGTGTTTAATACTATTAGGTTTAATAGTCTTCACATACATCTCACCGTATGCTTCTAATTCACCAGTAATAAATTGAAATTCTTTCTGAGATAAAGAATCCAAATCTCGTAACTTAGTATATGCTATTTTATACTTTTCTTTTAAAAGATCATCCCTATCGTCTTTGTCAGCTATCCTCAGACCTTCAGCATAAGGTTTAACCTTACCAGCAAAGTGAAAACCTGTCAAAATAGCATAACCACCTTTTCTTTCAGCAGCACGTTGTATTTTAAGAGCACCACTCGCTCTACTTTTGACAAACTTGATAAAGTCATCCTTAACACCTAAAACCTTTTCTAAAAGACTTTGAAACTTCATATGTATGTATGTATCTGATTAGTGTATAATTAAGAAAGTCCCACCAACATCTCTTCTACTAGCAGAAAGATCGGATTCTCCTGGCAACACAATAACATTATATTGTCTTGCTTCGCCTTTAGGTGTTTTTGCTAATTCATCAATTGTTAAAAGTGTTTTCGGATCAATACCATATTGTTGTGCTATCAATTGTTTCACAGCATCTGGATTATTATAATACCATTTTTTAGATGTCTTATCATAATCTATGTATTTCATTTTTTTGATGACACTCAAATTATTTTTAACTTTTTCTTTATCTCTAACATCGACTATATGGGATAATTTATCTGTAGAAGGATCAATTAATTTTTCTTGATCTTTTCTACCACCATATGAAAAATTGAAAATT